GACCATATACCAAAAATTATCACAAATTCAAACAGAGTTTAAATCGAAGAAGAGTAGATTTAACTCATTCGGCAAATACTACTTCCGTTCAGCCGAAGACATTCTCGAAGCTACAAAACCCTTTCTTAACAAGTTAGGAGTTACAGTTACAATTAGTGAAGAATTAGTTGTTGATGGGCCTATGCCTATTATTAAATCAACTGCTAGTATTACTGACGGTGACGGTGCTATACACGCTACATCTATTGTCGGTGTTGATGTAAACCAAAAAGGTATGCAGGCACCACAGCAGTTTGGTAGCGCGTCGAGTTATGCGAAGAAGTATGCGTTAGGAAATTTATTCCTAATTGATGATACTAAAGATAGTGATGCTACTAATAACCACGATAAGGATAAGCTAGATAGCTTAGATAAAGCTAAAAGCTATATCAAGTCTGGTGGTAAAATAGATGCTATCAAAGCAAAGTATCAATTAACGCCTGCGCAAGAACAGGCACTTAAAACACTCTAATGAAAAAAGAAGATGTAATTAATAAGTTGCGAGATGATGAATATTACTACGGTAGCTTTGGTAAAAAGTATCTTAGTAATTCTGATATCGGAACATTACTTACAAATCCTTTAGCTTTAGGAAAGCCTAGCGAGCCTAGGCCTGCTTTTCTAGTTGGCGGATATTTCCATACCGCTATACTTGAACCAGATAAGTTGAAGAAATACCGAGTAATACCTTCGTCAACTAGAAATACTAAAGTTTACAAAGAGATGTCTGGTGGTGAATTATGTTTACTACAACATGAAGTTGATTCGATAGAAAAATTATCTGACACTATGTTAGATAATAAAGTATGTCAAGCAATGATAAGAGATAGTAATACAGAATATGAAACACCAGGTATTATAGAGCTTGAAGGTGAGATGTGGAAAGGTAAAGCAGATATTATTAACCACAATGAAAAATTAGTTATTGATCTGAAAACTACAAACGATATAACTCGTTTTAAATGGTCAGCATCTAAATATAACTATGACAGTCAAGCTTATATTTATAGCAAATTATTTGGTTATGAAATGATTTTTATTGTAATAGATAAAAATACTCATCAACTAGGTATATTTGATTGTTCACCTGAATTTTATGCAAAAGGTCAAGATAAAGTTCAGCGTGCTGTAGAAGCATATAAATTATTCTACAAACAAAAAGGATTTGACCCTAAACAATATTTTATTAATAAAACCTTATAATATGCCAAGAACTAGAAAACCTCAATTAAAAGTATGCAGTATAACAGGACTAGAAACTTCTGTAGATAATTTCTACAAAAATCAAAACCATGTTAAAGCTGTAGACAATTTAAGAAGAAATACAAATGCTAATAAAGAGCAGTTACAAAGGATGTTTAATCAAATAAATCAATACGTATAGTATGGCAGGAATTATTAAAACAAGTATAAACCTTAGTAATATACCTAAAGATAAAATTATCAATGGTAAAAAAGGTAAGTACTTGCCAATAGCTATAACCGTTAATGATGAAGTCGATCAGTTCGGCAATCACGGTCCAGTTATTGTAGATCAAACAAAAGAGGAAAGAGAAGCTAAAGTAGCTAAAACTTACCTCGGTAATACAAAGGTTATTTGGACTAACGGTACTTTTCCAGAACCAGTTAAGCTAGATCAACCAGCAGCAATGCCTCAACCGCAGGCTGCGCCACAGGTAGAAGACGATTTACCATTTTAAATTAAATTAAATGCAAGTAGAAACAACAGAGATTAATGGATTTTTGATTGACAAGCTCAATCAATATGGCCTAGAGCAAGGTAAGAAACAAGGTATATGTCCTCTTTGCTCACATACTAGGAAACCTAAAAATCAAAAAGCTAAATGTGCTAGCTATGATTGGGAACGTGGTCTCGGTACTTGTCACAATTGCAACACTACTTTTCAACTACACACTTATCAACGTAAAGGTGCTAGTAATAAAGATTATGTTAGACCATCAATAGATTTAACTGATTATAATATACCTAGAACCAAAGTGGCTGAATGGTTTAAAAGTAGAGGCATCTCAGAAGAAACCCTTATCAACTTACAAGTTGGTGAGGGCTCTGAGTATATGCCACAAACCGGTAAAAAAGAGAACACGATACATTTTACTTATCACGTAGGTGATCAGCTAATAAACATAAAATACCGCGACGGTAGAAAAAACTTTAAATTATACAAAGGCGCTGAAAAAGTATTTTATAATATTAATAGTATAGTAGGTTATGACAATTGTATTATAACTGAAGGTGAGATGGATGTGCTAGCGTTACATGAAGCCGGTATTAAAAATGCAATATCAGTACCTAACGGTGCTACGCTTAGTCATAATAATTTAGATTATCTTGATAACTGTATAGATTATTTTGAAGATAAAACTAAAATAATATTAGCAGTTGATACAGACGATCCTGGTTTAGCATTACGTGCTGAGCTTGTTCGTAGGCTAGGTGCTGAAGTTTGTTTTTTAGCAGACTTTGAAGGATGCAAAGATGCTAACGAATATTTAATGGAGCATGGTAAAGAAAAGCTTAGGCAAGCTATTAAACAAGCTAGACCGTATCCGTTAGAAAATGTTACAACATTTAAAGACATAGAAAATGATGTAACAGACTTTGTTAAAAACGGTTTTAAAGCTGGTTATCAAATAGGTTTATCTAACTTTGATCAAATATTTTCTACATACACAGGTCAGTTTATTACAGTAACAGGCATACCAAGTTCAGGTAAATCTGATTTTGTAGATCAAATGGTTGTAGGTTATAATAAAAATTATAGCTGGAAGACAGCATTTGCGTCGCCAGAAAACGCGCCAAACTATTTACACGCGCATAAGTTAATGCGTAAAGTATGGGGTGATATGCCAAACAGAGATGATATTGGTTCTGCTAAATGGAAAGAAGTTGCTAATCACGTAAATGATAACTTCTTTTTTATAGATATGGAAAAATATACTCTTGAGTCTGTATTACGTAAAGGCGCAGAGCTTGTTAAACGTAAAGGTATTAAATGTTTAGTCATTGATCCATTTAATAAAGTTAGAGACAAAAACGCAACATCATTAGATGTTAACTTATACACTATGGAGTATTTAACTAAAATAGAAACATTTGCTAAAAAATATGACGTACTTGTTTTTATTGTAGCACATCCAACTAAAATGTATAAAACTAGTGATGGTAAAATTGAAGAGCCTAATATGTATAATATTAAAGGCGGTGGTGAGTGGTATGATGCTAGTTATCACGGTTTACTAGTACATAGGGATTATGAACTTAAAAACACAAAAGTAAAAGTATTAAAAGTAAAATTTCAAAACTTAGGTGAAAATGGTGCTGAAGCTTTCTTTACATGGGAGCCAAGGTCAGGTTGCTTTATACCAGACTTAGCACAAGTAGCCAGCGAAGAGCCAATGCCATGGGAATAAATGCCTAGAAAAATAAATGTAATGGGGTTATACTCACAAACTAGTGAAGAAAAAAAAGCTTACCATTGGTGTATAAACAATGGTATTTTTATTTCCCCTTTTGCTACAGGTGAAGGAACATGGTATGTAGATATTAAATTAAACAATAAAACTCATAGATCGCCAGAAGCGTATGGTAGTATAACTATATGGATAAAGCTATATGAGTATTACAAATATTATTATAATAAATATGCGCAGAAAATTTCATAATGCAGACGAAGCTTATAATTATTTTTATGATAAAATAATAACTGATGGTATAGAATTCAGTGATACTAAAGCTTTATTCAACGTAGGTTTTACGTTAAAAAAACCACTAGAAAATTATATATTTAACAAAGAACGTAATTGGAAACCTGATTATGCTGAAGCAGAGTGGCAGTGGTATTTATCTGGTGATCCTAATATTAAAAAGCTAGGTGAACTATACGGTAAAATACCACCGATATGGGAACGTATGGCTGACAGCAAGGGTAATGTAATGTCTAACTACGGTTGGCAAATGTATCGTAATGATCAGATAGACTACGTTGTAGCTAAGCTTAAACACAACAATAATACTAGACACGCCGCAATAAGTATATATGATGGTAAAGAACATAAGTATTACAGTAAAGATACACCGTGTACCTATGCAATACAATTTACAATTGTAAACAATACATTAAACATGGCTGTTTTAATGCGTTCTAATGATCTCTGGTACGGCTTTTGTAATGACCAATACTGTTTTAGTATGATACAAAAATTAGTTGCAGACAGGTTAAATATTGAGGCTGGTGAATATTATCACTATGCGCACAATTTACATTTATACAACGATAAATTATAATGTATTATTTATATCACATACCGGGTAAAAAGATTGGTGTTACACGTAATCTTAATACGAGAGTTACGTTAACACAGGGTTATAACCCAGACGAATATGAAGTTCTTGATCAGTCCGATGATATAGATTATATATCAGAGAAAGAGATAGAACTTCAAAAGTCTTACGGCTATAGAGTTGATCGTAAGAAATATAATGAATTAATTAAATCTAGTAAAATGAATATAAACGTAACAGAACAAACTACTACGTTTCCATGTCCAGTTAATAAACTAAAAGGACAATTGTTAGATAATATAGGTATGAAGTGGGAAACAGAGCACGGTACCTTACATATTACTAAACAAACAGTTAATTGGATAATGGATAATGTTAAAACATCTATGTACAACAACAATAGGTGTTATGTTTACAATAAAGCTTTTGCAAGAGCTTATGATAATAGAGATATGTTTACAGAACCAACTATGGTTCAATGCGAAGATGATGCGATGTTTAGTAGAATCAGAGAGTGGGCTCAAGACAGAGGCTTATATGATAAAGGTAATACACATACTCAATATGTTAAGCTTCAAGAAGAAGCTGGTGAATTAGCTAAAGCATTACTAAACAATGATCATGATGAGATAAATGACGCAATAGGTGATATGGTTGTTGTATTAACAAATCTAGCGCATTTACACGGAACTGATATAGAAACTTGTATATCTGATGCGTACAAAGTTATTAGTAAACGAACAGGTAAAATGATTAACGGAACATTTGTAAAAGATGAATAAATACGTAGTAAAGACTAACGATAAAATCGTAGAGCAAGTTATCGAAAAGATAGACCAACGTAGTCTTATTGGTCAAGCTAAATACGGAGCAATGATGATGGAAGAAGTTGAAGGTAAAGACAAAGACCTTAACGATTTCTTAATTGATGTACAAGAAGAAATAATGGATGCTTTGCTATACATACAAGCTGCAAGAGCTTGCTTACGTGATGAGATTGAAGAGTGCATGATTAACAAACAAAAAAAGTTCAATGATAACTTAGATGAATTGTTAGAAGATGAAGAAGATCTATAAAAGAAAAAAACGCGGACCTGTACAAGCAAAAAAAGTAACGTATGACGGTATTAAATTTGCTTCAGGTCTTGAGCGTTATATGTATCAAGCACTAAAAAAAGCTAAAATAAAAGCTAAATACGAGGGTAAAACTTACGAAATAGTAAAAGGTTTTAATTTTAAAAACAGCTGTATAGCTAGAGCTGCTAATGGTAAAGGTGAATATAAAGAAAGAGGTAATAAAAAAATACTACCAATTAAATATACACCAGATTTTATAGGTAGTAATTTTATTATTGAATGTAAAGGTAGAGCCAACGAATCTTTTCCAATACGTTGGAAGCTATTTAAAAAGTATTTAACTGATAACAAAATAAAAACAACTTTGTACAAACCACAAAATCAAAAACAATGCGACGAAACAGTAGAGTTAATCCTAAGCTTGCAAAAATAATAGCTAGGAAAAAATACGCTGAGCGCCAAATTGATAAATGGGTTAAATGGTCTTGGCAACAAAGAGGAAGAATAAAATATAAAGAACTGGTTAAGTATCAAGACCAGTATAACATAAAAGTTTATGGATAAAGAAAAATGGAATTGGAGTTTGTCATTAGGTTTTTACCCAGGCATATTGTTTGGTGTAAGAGCTTATGAAGAACAAACTCGTTTAACTTATGTGTTTTATCTACCATTTGTAGATATAGCACTAGAATTACCTTATAATAATGAGTCTATTTAAAGAAAGAATACCTTACAAACCGTTTGAATACCCTATATATTATACCGAAGGTTGGTTAAAGCAAGCTCAAGCGTTTTGGTTACATACAGAAATACCTATGTCAGGTGATGTTAAAGACTGGAACGAAAAACTAACTTTAGCTGAAAAAAACTTAGTTGGTAATATACTATTAGGTTTTGCTCAAACTGAATGTGCTGTATCTGATTACTGGACACAAAAAGTCGTATCATGGTTTCCAAAACACGAAGTGCAACAGATGGCTATGATGTTCGGCTCACAAGAAACAATACACGCTGTTGCATATAGTTATTTAAATGAAACACTTGGACTTGAAGACTTTGAAGCGTTTCTTCACGAGCCGGCAACATCGCAAAGGTTTGATAACTTGGTTGCTTATGACGGTGATGATCCTGTTGGCATTGGTAGAAGCTTGGCAATATTTTCTGCCTTCGCAGAAGGCGTTAGTTTGTATTCAGCTTTCGCTGTTTTATATTCTTTTCAATTACGAAATCTTCTCAAAGGAATAGGACAGCAAATGAAATGGTCTGTAAGAGACGAATCATTACATAGTAAAATGGGTTGTCAACTTTTTAGACATATGTGTGAAGAAATACCTACATTAAAAGAAGAATGTAAAGAAGATATATACACAGCTGCTAAAATAATGATTGATCTTGAAGAAAAATATATAGATAAAATGTTTGAAATGGGTGATATTGAAAACCTTAAAGCAAACGATTTAAAACAATTTATAAGAAAAAGGACAAATGAAAAACTTATGGAGTTGGGTTACAATGATAAAAGAAGGTTCTTTAGCTTTGATAGAGCTAGCGCTGATGTACTTGATTGGTTTTATCATCTTACTGGTGGTCACACCCATACAGATTTTTTCGCGATCCGTCCAACTGATTATAGCAAAGCTAATGAAGGTGAAGATTTTGAAGATATTTGGTAGTAAAAATTTACCAGTACGCATAGGTTATATGGGTGCAGGTATGATACTAGCAGCACACTGGACATTAGAACCTATATTATTTATAGCAGGTTTTAGTTGCGTGTTAGTTCAAGTAACTTATAGAAAACAATGGAACTTAGTTGTTTTAAATATAAACGGCTTAGTTGCGTGGATAATACATTTTTTAAAATGAAAGAAAGTAAATTAATAGATATGCAGCGTAAAGTAGATATACTAGGATCTGCATTAAAAAAAGCCTTAGTAAAACTAAATGCATTAGAAACATTTACACAAGGTATGCTAACATCTTTTCAAATACATATTGGTAAAGATGAGTGGGATAAAATAGTTGAACAATTAAAAGATATAAACAAAAGAGAAGATGTGGAACAACCAGTGGAAAAAAGGAGTTGATTATCCTGAGTGGGGTGATAACGAAGTTTATAAAAAAACAATAGGAGGAGGTTATTTATATAATGGCGAAACACCAAGACAAGCGTACGAAAGAGTTACTAGAACAGTTGCGAAAAGATTACAGAAGACCGAAATGGCAGAAGTATTTTTTGAATACATTTGGAAAGGATGGTTATGCCTTGCATCGCCTGTGCTTAGTAATACTGGCACTGATAGGGGTTTGCCTATTAGCTGTTTTGGTATTGACGTGGCTGACAGCATTATTGACATAGGTCAAAAAAATTTAGAGATGATGCTACTCGCTAAACACGGCGGTGGAGTTGGTATCGGTGTAAATCAAATTAGACCCGACGGAGTTGTACCGTTTTGTAAAATATATGATTCAACTATACTTGCCACTAATCAAGGTGCTGTCAGACGAGGAGCTGCATCAGTTAATATCAACATTGAACATGACGATTTTGAAGAATGGCTCGAGATTAGAGAACCAAAAGGAGACGTCAATAGACAGTCTCTCAACCTACATCAATGTGCAGTTGTCGGTGATAAGTTTATGCGAAAGCTTACTACAGGAGATATTAAAGCAAGAACAAAATGGAGTAAACTTTTACAAAAGCGCAAAGCAACTGGCGAACCTTATATTTTATTTAAAGGAAATACAAATAAGCAAAATCCAGCAGCTTACAAAGACAACGCATTAAAAGTACATATGACTAATATATGTAGTGAAATAGTATTGCACACAGATGAAAATCATAGCTTTGTTTGTTGTCTGTCTAGTTTAAACCTAGCTAAACACGATGAGTGGAAAAATACTAATATAATTTATGACTCAATATGGTTTCTTGACGGTGTGCTTGAAGAGTTTATACAAAGAGCTAAATACAGAAAAGGTTTTGAAAACTCTGTAAGATCTGCTGAAAAAGGTAGAGCATTAGGTTTAGGTGTACTCGGCTGGCATACGTATTTACAAGAAAAAGGTTTACCATTTGAGGGTCTATTGTCACAATATGAAACAAGAAGAATATTCAGCCAAATCAAAATCGAAAGTGAACGTGCTAGTATGGCTCTTGCTGAAGAGTTTGGCGAGCCTCTCTGGTGTGTTGGTACTGGTTTTCGCAATACTCACTTGCGTGCTATTGCTCCCACTGTTAGTAATAGCAAGCTTGCGGGAAATGTTTCACCAGGAATAGAGCCTTGGGCTGCTAATGTATTTACAGAGCAGTCAGCTAAAGGTACATTTATAAGAAAAAATCCAACACTAGTTAAAGTGTTAAATGAATTAAAATTAAATACAAAAGAAACATGGGACAAAATATTAGCAGATGGTGGTTCGGTGCAAGACATAGAAGGTTTAGACGAAGATACCAAAGAAGTATTTAAAACATTTAAAGAAATAAATCAGTTAGAGCTAGTAAGACAAGCCGGCGTAAGACAACAATATATTGACCAATCAGTTAGCTTAAACTTAGCTTTTCCAGCTGAAGCTTCACCAAAATGGATTAACCAAGTTCATTTAGATGCTTGGAAAAAAGGTATTAAAACTTTATATTATATGCGCACTGAATCAGTGCTACGTGGAGATATAGCCGCAAAAGCTATGGAAGACTGCGTTGCTTGCGATGGTTAAATTGTTTTGTATTTAGTTTTACCCATATCATCTTTGTAGGCTTTTAAGCATCTGTTTCTGTTATTATCTTCAGAAACATATGATATGTGTATCCAGTTAGGCTGTGTGTCTGTTCCAAACTCCCATATCATTTGATCAAAGTTTAAGTTTTCTTTAACCCAATGATACATTTCTGAATTTGTTTTACAACCATATACGTCATCAATATCAATAGCTTGGCCTTTACAATGTTGAGAAGTTTTTGATCCACCTATAGCTGTGTTAAGCTCAGGTGATCTAAAAAATGAATTAACTTTTATAGGTCCACCCACCCACTCTCGCAGAGGTTCAAACACTTTTTCAGCTATTACTTTCATAGCTTCTATTTGATTTGGATTAGGTGTATTATCTATACCTTTACGCTTAGCAGTTTGTGAGTGTATTGCCTCTGCGTAAGTTATGTGATCACTTATTTTCATATTATTCTATTTCGCTAAACACAGCATATACTTTGATATCACTGTTTCTACCTTTACGTATTGTAGCTATTAAATCTTTTCTTTCTTTTACCTCTTCTTCTTTTACTGGATAATATTTAGGATTTGTGCTATTTAATTTTCTTTTTTTCATTAAAATTGACTTGCAGTACTTACCTCATTAACTGCTTCTTGTATTTCATTCAACTCAGCCGGTAGCATTAAATCTAGTCCTGCTTTAAAAACGACTTCTTTTATACCGTCTTTAAATATAATTAATGTCGGCGCCATACGTACCTTATATTTCTTTTTAGCAGCTGGGCACGCGGCAATATCTGCTCTATAATAAACAACGTTTTCTAACTTATTCCAATCATCAAACTTATTATCATCGTTAAACTTAGCGTAAAACTCTACAATAACAGGCTTTGTTTGATCATCGCCAAACGCTTGTCTTTGGTTTATTTTACTATCAAAATTATCATCAGTAATAAATTCTTGTCCAAAGGTATTAAACGTAATTAATAGTAAAACTATATTTAAATATTTCATTATCTTTGTTTTTGTATCTCGTACAGTCTTTCATCTATCTTATCAATAGTTTCTTTTATTTCTTCTACATCTTCTTGAGTATCCATAATTGTTTGACGTATTAACTCGTCTTTTAAATCATATTCAACTCTATCAATAGCTGGTTCAGGTAATGTTCTAGCTTCAGCTATGTCTGCTTGTAATCCAAACCACATACCAGCTAATGTTATTACAAAGCCAACTATCATGCCGATAGTTTTAAGATCTAGTGTTACTTTAGTTTCTTCTCCTATTTGTGGTGCTCCTGCCATTTTATCTAAGTGTTATGTTCAGGCCAACTGAACTGTTATAAATTTTACTGTCCCAAAATTTAGTATATTCGCCTTCAACAAATACACCAATTGATCTGCTTAACTTCCAACCAAACATTATACCTGCTTGATAATCTTCCCACTGCTCATGCTCTGAGTCTTGACGAAGTCCACCCAGACCCCAGTTATTTCTATTTAAATAACTAAAATCAACATCACCTTCAACATACTTGTGGTATGGCAATAGGTATGAGCCGTAAGCGTGAAGCCAGAAATTATTTTTGTAATGATAGAAGTCAAAACCGACCACAGGTGATACTACACCAAATGGATCTAATAAATCCCATTGCTCGTTATTATAACGATTAATCAATGATTCAAATATAGTGTCACGGAACTGTAAATCAGTATAAGCAACTACGTTACCCTGTGGGTCATACCAGTAATAGTCAAATACTTCTTCACCATCAATATTTATTGTGACCCATTGATCAGAAAAACCATAATTATATCCTAACTGATACCAGTAGTTTATAGGATAACCTTGATCATTAGTTTCGTTTAACCATATTTCAATGGGATTATATCCGTAAGCTCTTTCATGTGTACGGTACATAGCGCCTGCAGACAAGCTAAACTTTTTACCAATAGGTAATTTAGCTCTTACTTCAGCTGATTTATATTTAAAATCAACTTTACCTTGCGCTCTACTTTCAAGCTTAACCATATGGTATTTACCACTGTGTTTTAAAAAATATCTATGATTTTTAAATATCTCATCTCTGGACCTTTCTTTTTCATAATGAAATACATATTCTAAACCTTTAATAGCTGAATTAGGAGCTGTCATAGCAACGTTAGATTCAGTACCATCAAAGTAATGTTTACCTTTTATTTCATAATCAAACCTAGCAATTTTACGAAAGCCAAATCCGTAGCGATAATCAAAGTCGTAATAGTCTGTTCCATCAACTACAACTGGTGGTGTATATAAATTACCATCAGGATTAGTTCTTACAAAATAATCTTTTGAGTTTTCTCTAGGATTTTTAATATCACCAGCTACGTAAAACGTACCGTATTTAAACAACTCGTCATATATAGATTTAAAAAATTTACCTTTTTCTTTTTCTTGAGCGTTAGCAGATACTGCAAACACTGCCGCAAATAGGACAATTAAAATATTTTTCATTATTCATTTTTTTTGTTTTTTCTTTTTTTTCTTTTTGCTTCTTTACCAAAGTTTACTAAGTTAAGTTTTATTGTAAAACTAACCGTTACACCACCCAATATAGTAGCTGCTACATCGTGTTGATCAAATTTATTTTTAGGTTGAAAAGAGTCGTAAACTTCTTTACCTATACCAGCAACCATAGATGTTAATATTCCAGCTGCTAGAGCTTGGTTTTTATCTCCTGTTTTGCTATACACATATTCATATCCGACACTGCTAGCTAATGCGCCTGCTGCAAAATGTAGCTTTTTGTCATCTTGTATTTGTGCGTTAGTAATACTCAACGTAAAAAATAATACTACCGCTAGTTTTTTCAATTAATCAAATGTTTTTAGTTTGAATTTTTTTAATTTAAATTTTTTAAAACTTTTTGTTTTATTTTGATCTTTATCTATACCTAGCTCCCAGTCTTGCCAACCACCTAATAGTGCAAAACGCTCCCACAACTCTAAATCTTGTGATACTGCTGTATTAATATTATTAGCTTTTCTAACTAATCTATCAATAGGTATATTAGTTGCAGCTGATATAACATTAGCGCTAGCTTGTAAAGCCGGATTATCTATTGCAAAACCTTTTTCACGCATTTCTTCTTTTTCCCACGAAAAAGATCTACCCGCTTGACGCAGTCTTGAAAATTTTGATGATATAGGTGGTGATAATCTAGCAAAGTCAGCAACAACTTTTTCATATTCAGGATTATCTTTCTTTTGCTCTTTAATAACTCTCATTATCATATTTTTACCAACAGAAAAATAAGCACCTGTTAAGCCTGTACCTCTTAACAACGAGTCTAACATACCGTTAGCAACATTAGTATATTTTTCTTCTTCGTCTTCTTCATCTACATCACCAAATGCTATTGCAAAAATTGCTTGTTGCAATGCATTAAATATTAAGTTCTGCACAAAACCATAATAAATAATCTTAGATATATTAGTCTTTACATCTCCTCTACGATTTTTAAGATCAAGAGCCGCTTTTTTAATTAATCTTGCGTACTGAGCAGGTGTATTTGCAAACGCTAATATAATTCTACCAAGTGGACCTGCTTGCTCTTGTGATATACGATCTGGCCTACTAGACTGTTGAGACTCTTCAGCTATTTCTCTAAAATCATTAAACGCTTGCTTTTGTGCTTCTTGTTCAGAAAGCCCTTGTTTTTTATAAGTGTTTATTCTATTTCTATAAAATGTAGCGCCACCTGAAGCAATAGCAAAACTATCTGCTATTTGTGTAGGTAGAAACCCAAACTCTAGTAGTTTACTAACAACACCTCTCGCACCACCTTGATTAGCCATATTAGCAATATCAGCTTCGTTTACATTTATTCTTAAACCTCTACGTCTATCAACTAAAAACTCAGAGTTCATTAATGTCATAAAGTCAGACCAAAATTGCTTTTGATTAGCGTATGCTTTACCAGCTTTAAATATATTATTATCTGAAAAGTTTACAAAGTTTACGGCAGATATAGTTTGTAGCAAAGCTGATCTAGTATTAAAGAACATAATAGTACCAATACTATTCGTTAACCAATCAACAAGCTTGCCAGTTTTAGTATCACCAGTAAAACTTCTATTTATACCAGTTTTCATACGCTGCAATATTTTTTCTAATGCAACTCTATAGGACTTACCAAAAGAAGCTTCTAGTTTGTTTAGATTTTTTTCTGAAAATATAATATCAACATTTTGTTGCCATTGCTGTAAATGTTTAGCTCTTTTAGTAGTACCTAAACCTCTCATTATATCAGTAGTTATTGTACCTCCTAACCAACTAGACGTTGGAGCAGTATAACCATCACCTTTGTTTATAGCTATTAGCTGATCACCGAACACTTTTAATTCAGATTTACTTTCAATATAATCAGTTAAATCTTTTAAATCAGTTTTACTTAAACCAGGAACTGTCATACCTTGTTTATTCCATATATAAACTCTTAACGCTTGTTCATTTGTAAAAGTTTCACCCGGTATTTTTTTACGTAAGTTTTTTGGAACAATACCTAATTGTTTTTTAAGAGCTTTATAATCGTCCATTAAAGCTATACGCTCTCTTGATATTGCTGCCATAGCACTAGCATATGGATCAAGTAAATTCTTTTTATACCAAGCCATTTGACTATCACCTAACTTACCTTTGCCAAGCGTGCTATATAATAAACCTACAAAATCTTCTGCAGATGGTGGTATAAAGAAATTAAACTTACCTTTATTAGCACCTACTACTTGAGCTTTAGCTTTACTATACTCTTTTTCTGAAGCAATACCTGTTTTAGCTTCTAATATATCATTAAAATCTTTATCTAATTTTTTAACTCTGTCGCTATATGCTAATCTAGTTTTTGATTTAACATCTAAAACTTCTAACGCATCTTGAACTGCTTTAACATTTTTATATACATCATCTGTAAAATAAAAATCATTATAACCTTCAGCTGCCTTACTTATAACCCAATTTGCTTTAGCTTGTGGAGAACCATCTTCAAGACCTGTAATATTTTCTAAAGGTATATTAATACCTATACCATCTAAAAATGCTTTTATAGAAGTTGCAGAACCTTGTGGTCTAGCTGTTAATATATAAACATCTTTATTTCCAAATTTATCTATTTGTTTTTTAATTTTAACAGCAAGTGGCCCAGGTTTACCATCAATAACTTTATTAAACTGATTAAAATCAAAAGAAGCACCTTGTTGTTCTAGCAAACTATGTTGTTTTGCAAATTCAGCAGGTGTTATTTCTTTTGTAGTACCGTCAGGCATTTCAACTATTACTTTACTATTACTAGTTGCAACCGTGTCATCAAAATCAAATATACTAATACCTTTTACAGGAGCGTCTAAAACTCTTGCATTACGCAAAGCTTTATCATGGTTGTTTAAATCATTTAACAAACCTTCATTTGTATTAGACTTACTAAACTTTGAATTATTATTTTTGTTTAAATTTAACTTAAAAGCTTTTACACTTATTTTACCTATATTATTATAAGTAGAACCATAGTCTCTTAAATTTTTTAAAGTTAATTCACCTTCAAATAAATTTTTTATTAATTCTTTTTGAATTTTTACTGGTAAGTTGTTTGTGTCAAAAAAATATTCACCTATAGTTTGTTTAGTAGGTATATAATATAAGTTGTTTAAATCAACACCAGATTCAGCATATCTAGCTACAGATAATAAACCTGCATCTAGCTTTAAATCTCCATTTAAAACAAGTTCTAAACCACTATAATATAAATCTGGTTTAGTATCAGAAAAATTTACATTAACAAGATCGTTATTAAAATCAGAAACAAAACCTTGCATATATGAAGCTCTTACAATGTCTGCAACTTGACCTAAATTACCATCTTTAGCAGCTCCTATTAATGATGTAATTACTTCATTTTGTGGATCAAAGTGTTCTTCAATACCTTTATCTTTAAAAGGTTTGTTTTTATTACCATTAATAATTTCATATACTAATACAGGAGCATTTGCTCTAGCAGGAGCAGTCATAGAGTTTTGAGCTGATATAGCAAACTCATCTAAGTACCAAGCATCTTTAGTGTTGTTTTCTAAATAACTATTAAAATCTTTAACAAAATTTATTAAATCTTCTAGTTTTTGTAACTCCTTTGTCACATAATCAGATTTTTTAGTATCTTCTATAAATTTATCTTTAATAATTCTTGCTGAAGAATAATTATTCTTTTTATATGAAGCTTGATCTCTAGAACCTCTTTTCTTAACATTTTTATTCCATAATTCTTGAACACCAAAAGGAGATCTGTCTATTCCAAAAGTAAAAGATTTATTTAAAAACTGCTCGTATCTTGGGTGCTGAGCTAGAAAATTATCAGTAATTCTAGACATACCTTGTATAACAGTTTCGCCTTCAAAAGACGCCACATTTTCCGGTAATGTTTTGTTTCTATTGTATAGTTTTTTAGGTTTATCTGTGTATCTTTTACCAGGAACAAAACCTAAATCTACAGACTCTTGTAGTCTACTTTTAGCTATAGTGCCAACAATTATAATATTGTGTATTCTAGTAGCATTGCTATTTTTCTTAAAACTATCAATTACTTTTTTAGTGTTATCTTCACTAAAAGCTGTTTTACTTTGAGCAGCTGTTATACCCGCTATTTGTTTTTTAACTTTAGCCGGATCTTTAGCTGTATCTATTGTAGTTTCTAAGTTTCTTTGTGCTGCGGAAAAAGCAGCTTGTTGAGAATAAACTTTAGCTATACCTTTTAATAATTGACCTATGTCTCTATTGTAATTGTTTAATTGACCAGCTTCAGTTATACCAGCGTCTACTTTAAGTTTATTTATAACATCAATCGTAGGATTAATAAACTCAGGTTTTAATTCCCATATAAATGGTTGAGATTTTTTACCTTTTGATCTTTTATTTGTTTTGTTGTAAAAATAATTTTGAACTTTACCTTTTATACCTATAGCTAGTCCTAAAATATTTCTATCAACATCAACGTTTTCACCAAGATCGTTTATATCAGCGGTGTTAGATGTAACACTTTGTCTAGGTAATATTTTTATAAAGTTTGAAGCATTTTGACCTTTTCTAATCCAGTCTTGTATATTACCGGCTTCAGAAGATTCTGGTACACCGTCAACTATTTTTTTAGCATATGTTAAGTTTTTACTACCAACAGTTATTTTATCTTGAGGTATATTAAAAATATTATTACCAACAACACCTGTATAATTATTAGATACATCAGTATACGTATCACCTTCTTTAACTTTAACAATATTAGTTACATCAGATTCATTAACACCATCAAAACCTTTCAAAACATTAACTTTTCTTTTTTCTTTTACATCAACAGCTTCATCTATATCTATAGTTGTAGGATCAGCAATTTGCTTAGCTTTTTCAGTGTCTATACTAGCAGCATCTATTGAAACTTGGTTTTGCTGTATAACATCTTTAATATCAAACCTTAAGTTAGCGCCAACATAAGTACTCCAGTTATCATTAATCTTTGCATCAAACTTATCTAACAAACCTCTTTCTGCTATTCTAGTTCTAGCTGTTTGTAACGCGTCGTTATAAGATATACTACCTAATCCTTTACGAGTATCAAAGCCCATTGCTCTTAAACCTATTCTAGCACCAGCCTCTATTAATATATTATTAATATCTGAAAGTTCTTTACCTTCAGAGTTTTTACGTTTTCTTAATAACTGTTCGTTTGTAAACTTTTGTTTTAATTGTTGTTGAGAAGGTGTTAATGATTCTTTTGTTTCAACGCTAACATCATCATCAACTTTTCTACCAGCAATACCTTCTTGCTTTATAGTTCTAATATCTTTTACACTTAAGTCACCGGTTTTTAGTTTTTTAGCTAAATTAGTTAAAAAATTAGCTACATCGGTTTCACCTTTAAAATTAAAACTATAATCAGTATTTGTAACACTACTAACACCAAGCCCTAATATTCTACCAATTGGCCCTAAAAACCCTGCGTTTTTTGCTTTGTTAAAATCAATATTATTATCTGCAACTTCCTCTAAAAAATTAGTTAAAACTTCATCAGCATTTTGACCAGCAGTTCTAGTAGCTACCCTAGTGTAGGCTTCTGGATTTACTTTTTTTAAGTATTCTAATATAACGTTAGATAAATCTACAAAAGCATTTGGATTACTAGCAAAAGCTTCTGTAAATATAGTATGACCTATTTCATGTATACCAGTATGTTGTTTGCCGTTTGCTACAGAGTTTTGTTTAGAAACTAAAACATTATAAATATTTTTACCAGATTTGTTATCTAATACAGCTTCGTTTATACCGTTTATAGTACCATTTTCAATACCTTTTTTAAACCTATTAAATTTAGCGTCTGCTTGTGCTTGTGTTAAATCAACATCAGGATTAGCAACATGACCATCTAATATTTCTTTATAATCTTTTATAATTTGATTATTTGAATTAGATAAGTTATAACTTATATTTACACCCGCTTCACCAAGATTATTAATTATTTTTAAATCGTTCTCAGCATTTTTGTCTATGCTTTCTGAATTATATATATTTTCAGCTTCTTGTAGTATTGCTTGTTCGCTAGGCACAGAAGTTCCTTTAGCTTGTAAATTTTTAACAGCTAAATCATTTAATCTAGACCTTTCTTTTTTATCAAGCAAAGGAAATGTTTTTCTAAATGATTGTCTAAAAGCATCTCTACCTGCTTGTAATTGATCAAACTCAGCTTTTAATGGTTTTAACTTTTTATCTTTTATATCTTTTGGTAAAGACTTGTTGTTTAGTATTTGTTCTGCTTCTATTCTTAACTGCTCTTGTTTATTAGTAGCAGCTTGATATAAATTAAAACCCTCTGAAGTTAACTCTTCATTAACATTATTTTCTATTTGATTTAATGTTTCTAAATTTTCAGCTTCTAAATCTTTAATAGTTTTAAGATTTTGTTGTTTATCTTTTTCACTCACAAAAGGGCTTAGATTATTTCTCTGTAATACTCCAATCATATTTAAGTTATTTCTATAACCTTGATAAGTATCGTAGTCAGAAAAATTACTTAAAGCAGCTCCATATAACATAGGTGCGCCTGAAAAAGTAAAACCAAACATACCACCTACAAAAGCGCTTTCACCCATACCATTGAGTAAAGGTTTACTATCAATAGCGTTTTGAAAAAACGTAGTTATACTTTCTGTTGAAGATTCAACACCTATGTCCCATGCTAAAACAGGACTGTTTTTATAAATATAATCAAATCTATTTTTATAACCTTGCGTTAACTCTCTTTTACCAATATCATTAAGCCTACCTCTGGCTCTTCTTAATATACCCATAGTTGGAGCAGTACCAAACGCGTATTCAACAGCACCAAATCCAATACTTTTTAATCTAAGTTCTCCTTCTGTATAACTTCTACCACCAAAAGTACTAGCTTCTTTTTTTCTATCAGAAACATAAGAGCCACCAGATACAGCAAATGTTAAATAAGGATTTATTGACATCGCTGCTAAAAACGAAGATTGTTGAACAGCTTGATCAACCATAAACTCACCAAAATTAGAAATACTTTTAAAAGCATTTTCAAACTTTACTGGTTTGTAAAATTTACCTCTTTGCTTGTCTTCATAAGCTCTAATTGTTTGACCTGCATCAAAAGATCTTGTTAAATCTTTTGAAATAAAACCATCACCATCACCAAATACTTGAAAATCAACAAAGTTAGCTATGTCAATACCAGCTTTAATCATACCAACTGCAAAAGTCCCTGGCTCACCAGACCCTGGCGCTCCAAATACTTTGTTTATTTGGCTATAGTCTCTTTTTAAATAATCTAATAATGCTTCTAAATTTTTTTGTCCTTCAGCAATTTTTATGTTTTTTTCAAAATCTTCTACTTTTTTGTTTCTTTGAAAAACTTTAACATCTAAATTTTCAGCAGATTTTTTAAGACCACTATATATGTTTTTATAATTGTTTAGTTTAGTATTATAATTATTAACTAAATTATTATATTCATCAATATTATTTTGTAATATTTCTGGTCTTTTTTCTACTTCTAAAATTTGATTTTTTAAATTTACTAATTCACCACTTAAGTCTTTAACAGTAGCGTTAAAATTGTTATAATTTTTATAACTAGAACTATTAACTATAGACTTATCAAAGTCTAATATTTCTTTTTGCTGGTCATCTAAAAGCTCACGATCTATATAAGTTCCTTTTACAAAATCAGGATTTTTATAATCAAATAAAGCTTTTCTATAATTATCTGATTTATCATCTAAATAACTTTTAGCGTTTGCGTCTTGATATTCTATTTCTTTATTATTAGCTATTATAGTTCTAGCAAGTTTTTCTATTTGATCTCTTGTTACAGGTTTATCGCTCTTTTTTCTTGGTCTAGACTCTAAATACTGTCTAGCTTGGTTAAGCTCTTCTTTATATGGCTGTATCTTAGGTGTTACAGCTGTAGCCATTTCTATTGTAAATTTTTCAGGAGCTCTAGGTTTTAATAAATCAGGATCGTAGTTTGCGTTTTCAGGATTAATAAAAGACTCTATATCTAATAATTGGTCTTTATCTGGATTTATAGCTTTTGCATACGCTTGAAACTCAACTTCCATTTCATTAACAGTAAAGTCTTTGCCATAAGTTTGTTTCCACTCACTTAATCCATCGTCTTCAACTCTAGGTTCATCAACCATTGTTGCTTTTTCTCCTGTAATTAACTGTCCAAAAGCATCTCTACCTTGCTCAACACGAGCTTTATCACCCCAAGCTTTAACATAGTCAGTTACTGTTTTTATATTTTCAAAACCAGGCGCTTTAGCATCTATTTGAGCTTGTATATCTTTATATTGATAAAGCTTGTCTTCTATAAATATATCATTTTGAGGATATACTTCAAAAGTATTTTCTAAACTATTTCCGTTTGCCATATTGTTTATTTTATGATCTAGGCGTTATAGGCGGTGAAGGAGGCGATGAATCATTAGGATCAGTATATTCAGCTATATCTGAGCCTTTTTTATAAATTTCATCTACTCTGTTTCTTAAAGCTGATTCTTCTTTTGAGCTAAAAGCTCCGAAGCCACTAACTACGTTTATAAAACTAGTTATTGTTCCATCAAACTTAGTAACTTGAGGCTCACCGCTTTTATCTACGTATGCTATTAATCTATTTTTAGAACCAGGTGATTTTTGTCTTATTATGTCGTTTAGTTTTTTTCTATTTGTTTCGTTAAGATCATCTGTAGCTAATAAATCTTTTAAAGCTTGATCGTTATATAAGTTGAAAAAAGTATTTCCACCTTGATCTTTATCATTAAGGTATTTAACAGCTCCATCTAAATCAAATTCCTCAGCTTTAAATGTACCAGCTCTTTGCCCGCCACCAGCCATTCTACCTTCGCCGTATAAAGTTGTAATAGCATCAAAAGCATTATCAGAATTAAACCCACTACCACTGCTATCACCTTCACTAGTATCTCTTTGCGTTATACTTGTATCTGGCATAAATTGATCTATATTATCAGCTGTTTTAGCTATAGCTCTACCATCTTCACCTCTAACATACATATTACTACCGTTTGTAAGTTTAAAGTTTTCTTGATAATGATCTTTTAATAATCTTAATCTAAGATTATCAGGTATGTTGCCTTCACTTTTGTTAAGTTCTGCTTGTAATTCTTTTGAAAATTTAAATCCATTTTTGTAATCTTGTTCTAACTGATAGATAGCAGAAGCAAAATAAGCATCGTTTTGAGAACTAAACCTAATATTAGCAGCGTCTAAAGCAATTTTATTAAAAGTATTTATACTACCACTTTGAACTATTTCGTTTGCTGTTTTAACTTTAAATTCTTTATCTGTTCCTTTAAATAACGTTTCGTCATCACCATAAAACATAGGTTTAAAATTACTTATTTGAAATTTTTTATAATCATCACTTAACGCACTAGCTTGACTATATTTAACGTTCATATTTTTACCAATCCATTTGTCAGTCATAGCGCTAGCATTAACAAAACCTAAACCAGCAACTTCAAAACCATATTGCATTATACCATTTGAGTTTCTTTTACTAGCTATTTTTATAGCACTAGGTTTTTCATTACCTATTCTAATAAAATCAGCTATAGTACCATTTAAATTACCACCATCAATACCAGGTAGTTGTCTGTTACTAACATTGTGATCATGCACACCGTCATCTAATGCTGCAAAATATTTTACAAAATTAGAATCTTTAGGACCAATAGCTTGGCTATAACCGTTTATGTGAGCTAATATATTTTGCTCTTCTTGACCACCTTTTAATGCGTTTTTATATGAATTATTTAACTCTGTAAGCTCGCCGTTTTTCCAAGCATTATTAACTAAAATAGATATATCAGAGCTCATGTCTTGCATTACACCGCTTGTGTCTACAAAAAAGTTATCTTTATCGCTTTCAAAATTACCTAAATTAATATTTAAGTCTTGTTTCTTTTCAACTTCTTTTTTTTCAGGCATTCTAAAAGTAGATGCTAAGCCTCTACTAAAAGCGCTATAATCTTCTATACCTAATCTAGGGTTTTCATATGTCCCGCCTGTTGTAGTTCTAGCGCCACTACCTAAGTTAGCACTTGCAAAAGGATTTGATTGTGTTCTTCTTCTTGTTGCCATATTTTTTAATTTAAACCTAAATAACTTAAATCATCAACCTCTTCTATTAACATATCTTCAGCGTATATATCAGATTCTGCTGTTATTTTATCAGATAAAGCTTGATTTGCAAGGTTACGAGTGTTTGTGTTTTCATTAGCTCTACCAGCAAAAGGACCATCTGCTCCAAATCCACCAAAAGCCGCGAAACTACCTAAAGCACCTACAGCTTGGCCGATCATTTGCGAGCTTTGAGCGCTATATGCAGCAGCTTGTTGATTAGCAGAGCTTTCTAAACTAGCAGCCCTATTTAGTTGTTGATTTTCTCTAGCAACAGTTGCTTGATAAGTTCTTACTTGAGCATCTTGTCTTATTTTAGCAGCTTGTAATTCACCTTGTGCTCTTAACTGTGCATTTCTAGCCTCTTGTTGTTGTATGCTAGCAGAAACGCCTCTTTTACTTTGTGAAGCAGCTCTAGCAAGTGCTGTTGCGCCACCAGCGCTTGCGCCTGTTGCTCTTAGTGTATCTAATGTGCTAGCAAGCGATATATCAGCTTGCTCTGCTTGTATCTCATTGGCTCTAGTAGCAACTTGTAAATTAGCAGCTGGATTCTCAAACTCAGCACCAAAATCAGGTATATCTGCTCTATTGGCTTCTAAAGCCATACGATTAGCCGCTGCTGCTCTTTCCCTTCTTTCAGCCTGTCTTTTTGCCGCGCCGGCAGATACACCGCCAAATATACTAGACAAAGCGCTAACACCTGCGCTAATAAGCATTGCTGTTGCTGGGTCTGCAAAAGCTGGTATTGTTACAAAAAACAAACCTAAAAATAAATATAATCTTTCTTTCATAATTATTGTGATGAATAAACAGTTTGACTACCTACAGCATACAGCTCTCCTTTATCAATAGAAGAAGCTATTTCTTCACTAGGTTTCCAATACTGCATTTTAACTTTATTAAAATATCCTTTTATACCTGATAAATCAACACCTACTATTTGATTTAAAGCAGTTGTTGTAGTATTATTTCTTATATGACCGTAATATTTGTTTTCTTTATTAACAAAATTTACAGGTATTGAAAGTGATGATACAAATGTATCACTACTTAATATAGGAAAAGCTACGTGTACATCTGTTTCAGCTGACGCCATTTTCCAACCAGTAGTACCTTCGTAATCTATTGTGTGAAAATTTTTAACAGTTGTTGGTTGATCATTAAATACAAACTCTACGTTTGCTGGATCTGTAAAAACAGATTTATAAAACATACACCTTTGTACATCATCTCTATAATGTTGATATAAGTTTTGTAAATTATAAGTATAAAACTCGTTACTTATACTAAATCCAAAAGTAGGTTTATAAGTATAAAATGAAACCCAACCTTTTGATGACTCATCATACGATAGCGTTGCGTAGTTATCCCTAGTTACATTAGTAGTATTAATAGTATCTCCGTATTCTGGTAAATAAGTAGAAGCTACGCTTTGATTGTTTTGCAGAGATATTACGTATTTATTTTTTTGTTCATCATACATACCGTAGACTCTAACAGCATTTTGTAAATTATCCCTAAAAAAACTACGCATACCAGCATCTGATATAGGTGTTAATCCGTCTTGCGATAATCGCAGTATAACACCTCTATTTTTATCAGAAAAATATTTTCTGCCAGCGTATACCGCAAAGCTTTCAGGATTTTTACTTATACCATATTTACCACTAAAAGATCCAATTTGTCCTATAACAACTCTTGAAGCGGTTGTGAGCGGTTGGCCTTCTTGTGTAAATATAGCGTCTTTATCTATTAACGCTCTACTAACTTTATTTTCTTGAAATATAATTAAATTAGTATCTTCAGCGTATAGCTTTTGTATGCTACCGTTTTGTATATCAACAGCTTTAGTTATATTTTCACCAATAGAAAACTGATTAGTTTCGTTTACTTTTGTTTTAGCGTTAAATATTCCAGAGTGTATTAAAGCGTTGCCTCTAACTCTTTGAGCATACTCATCATCTACTAAATGAGCTCTAACACCAAAATCAACTGATTTACCATTAAACTCACCTTTTATTCTAGATTCTTCAACGTGATATATACCAGGTGTATTAGTTATTGCGTTACCGCCACCTGCCAATATAAACGTGTTAAAATAAGCTATTTCTTTAGCCGCACTACCAGTTGTTATATCTGCATGTAAATCCCTAATTAAACCACTAGTTGAAGACTCGTAATATATATCTAGGTTAGACTTAACAGGATTTGTTTCAAGTACAGTTAAACCTGTTGAAACTGCTATTGGCTCTTCTTCTAAATTTTGTATAACTATCTGTTCACCTGTGTTAAACTCATGTTCATGAGATATTTTAATTTTTTGATAAACCAAGCTACCTTCTGTTTCTGTTTCAACTTGTTTTATTGTTAATGGATCAAACAAAGCTAAACATTGATTTTTATTAGCGCTAGTATCTATATTATCTGGAAAAACTCTTCTATCAAAATGTAGTATAGTTCTTGTGCTGTTTTCATTTAATTCTACTTTTTGCAATATAGGTCTTCTAACTACAAACTCATTACCATGTCTTTCTATAGTAGCTGTAGTTAGTATATTGTTTTGATTAGTAGAGTTTTGGTTCATAAATAGATTACTATTATTACCACCACCAACTATATCTACAAAGCCAGTAACAGTACCACTTGTAGCTTGACTTAAAGTTATAGTATAAAAACCAGATGATGTAGTTATATTTGATATTGATGTTCCTACTTGTATGTTTGTGCCAGTTATAATTAAATCGCTAGCATTATCATTGTCTTGTATCTGTTGAAATGTATTGAATAAAACAAAACCATCTTCACCAAAAACTTTAATAGTAGTATTTGTTGGATTACTAGAAACATTCATAGTTAAACTAACTGAATCATTATTACCTTGTCTAAACTCTATTATTTGGCCTACCTGCATCATAGCTGATCCACCTCTAGCATTATCTATTTCATCACCGTCTAATATTATGGTTTTAGAATCAAAATCATTTTGCTCATCATTGTCAACTCTAACGTTTAATACTTTTTTACCAATATTAGTTAAATGTTTTGTTTGTTCTGAAGCAGCTTTTAAAGTAACCTCTTGCCCAACTCTAATAAATGGATTTATACTATTACCATCACCTATTTGAAAATAAGACTTTTCATCTGAGTTATTATCATTAACATTTAAATCAATATGATATTTAACTCTATTAACAATTGGAAGCCCAAAAGCTGGGTCTGTATTATTTAAAGATTTTATTTGAGCTAATAAAGGATTTCGTTTAGCCATTATAAAATCATGCACTCTATCTTTGTCTCTATCACCTTTTGTTAACAATCCTTGTTCTCTAGCAGTTCCAACTGTCATAACTTCTATAAAATCTTGATCTTTACCAGATACAGATTCATTATTGGCAAAATTAGGTGCTTTTACTACTTTTGGAAAAACAAGTGTATCAGAACCTGCAACACCTTCTCTTACTTCATCAACTTCATCAACATCTCTTGGTATTTTATTTATGTTATTACCATATAAACTTATCCAACTAAAACCTAATACTTCATCGTGGCTATTTGAGTCATTGTTCCAGTTATCAGCTGGGTGATTAGTATATATATTATAATACTCCTGTTCTTGTTGTTTAACTACTATTTTATAGCTATACCAACCATACGGGTTGTAATCTTCGCTAGTTATATCACCTTCATATACTTGATCTACTATAGTAGTATCATTAAAAGTTATTGATAAAGCTTTACCAATAGTCTCATGATTATTAGCCCAGCTATAACTACTATTAAAAAAACTACTTAAATCGCTTGCTACTGCAGGTATATTTATAGTATCAACATCACCTGTTGATAATATGACCGATGATTGTCTACCAAACTTATCTATTAAAACAACTCCAACTTGATATTTTCTTTTTTGTTTTATAGAGTGGTTTTTATAAACTGATTTATTATATTGCGGATTATTATTAAAAATAGAGCTTATAGCTGTATCACCTTTACTAGTATTATTTATTACATAATTTATACCTGATTTACCATTGCTATCAGTTGGTAGCTCGTAGTTTTCTGTGAAGTTACCATATATGATTCTATTACCAGATATTTCTTGTGATTTAGCTCTTAACGGAACTTGATCAAAAACCCTAGTTATTTGTTTGTCTTCTAGTATTTTATAAGGCTCTTCAGACTTATAAACATATTTGTATACATGCCTATAATAAGTTGTTGATATATTATCTTGTAGTATAGGTCTAGTTTCTAATAAATTTGTAAACGAGTCATTATCATTTACATCTATTTCTTTTACTACCTTAACCACATCTTGATCAGACTCTTTTATAAGTATTTCTAATTTAGTTATACGTAATTCATTGTTCCAATTAATAGAGGCATCTGTTTGATATTCGTCTCCTGGCAATGGTATTCTAACTTCTACTTGATTATAAAGGTTCTTCATTATACCAACTATAGTTTTAGAATAAACATCTTGAACATCTGTTTCTTCTCTACTTGTTGTTAAAATATTATCTATATTACCTTCGTTTAAAGGTTTAAATACTATTTGCGTAAACGGAGCCATAGTAGTATACTCGCCATCTTCATATTTATATCTATATGAAAACCTTACAAATTTATCTTTTAAATAATCAGAAGCTATATCACTATTGTTAGTTAAAGTTGTACTATCGCCTTGTCCAGTAGAATTATGTAATATAGGCGCTAAATAAGGCACAACCTTTGCTACAGATATTTGATCTTCTTTTGTATAATAAGTATTATTTGCTTCTGCTCTTGTAACATTTATTTTTCTAGGTTGATTATAATTATCTGTCCAAAATAATAAATCATCAATTAAATTTACACCTGTAATTAAATGGTTTTTGCTAAAATTTAAAAAATGACCTTGTACTATTATTTTAGCTTCTTCAGACGTGTTATTTAAATCTGCCATTAATATTTGACAAGTATTACTTGACTGAGCTCTAGACATTGTTCTTACGTCGCCATCATCACCTGTAAAGTCAGTTATAAACCAATAAACTTTTTTATTTAAAGTATCAGCAAAATAACCTATTGTTTCTAAATTACCCGTAATAGCAGGCATAGGTACAGCTAGCGCATTACCTTTTATATTTTCAACAGCGCCTACATCAGATCCTTCTGATTGCGTAATTAATATATTTTGTGCCTCACGGTACTCACCTTTTGGCACAAGCCTTTCATCAAGGTCTTTATTCATTTTACCTCGTAAAAAGCTATTTTGAATTTTAGGCATATATTAATTTTTAATTCGTTTACTTTGTCCTCTTAATACTTGTGATATTTCAGCTAAATTAATTTTAGATAATCTAAGTTTAGCATTACGCATCGCTGCTCTTCTTTCTTTTCTAAATCTTTGAACTATATATTCTGGTATGTTTCTTCTAGTAGATAATATATTAAAAGCTATATGTTTATATAATGCTTCTTCTGCAAACTTATGCACTTTCATTTCAGCATCAGTACCTAAACTATCAGATACGTATTCTATAACTATTATTTTACCTGATAAATCACTACTAAAATTAAAACTACCAGTTCTTTCATTGATAGTAAAATAACCATTTATTTGTTGATGTTCTGGCTCAATACCATATCTTCTACCAAAATCAGTGCCTAAATGATTATCTCTACTTATATAATAATCTTCTTCAGTACTTAAATTACCTGTTAAATTATCAGTGTCAAAAGCCTGCCATTGTGTTTCAGTGTACGGAGTACCACTAACTATTTGTCCATTGTTATCAAATATATAGTTATAATCACCGTCTTGCACAGGTGCTTCTGTTGGGTTTATAGTTAATTTAGTTGGATATATTATTTTTTTTATACCTGAGTTATCAACATAACATAGTTTAACATAACTTACATAATCTTGAGGCATAGGTATAGCTAATGAAGGGCTTAATTCAACTTCTTGTGATTTAACTGTTTTTAATATATCATAGCTAAACTCTTGTAAACCTCTTCTAGCATGAAAAACAACATCTGTTTTACTAACGTTGTTTATTAATTTACCATCACCAACATAACCTATTATAAAGTTAGACACTATATTAGAAAGTGAAGTATGTCTATATCCACCAAAAATATGATCTCTTAATTCAACTCTTAATACACCTTCAGCATTAATTTCGTTTAATTCATCAAAAGCTTGATCGCCATCACCACCTGCAGCACCAGCTGTTAATACAGTTAATACACCGTCAGAAACAGTCCAATCAAATATTTCTCTATCAGTATAGTTAGAATTATTAGACTCTACGTAAACTCTAATATCATTAGCAGTTATTTTACTACCATGCTCTGTTTGTATTTCAGTTAATGTATATGTATAAGGTATAGTACCACTAATATAAAAAGACTGACTACCAGTGTAATATGTTTCGTTTGTTTTATTATTTAATAGTGCCATTTATTAAGCGTTTTCTTGTTGTACTTTTGTTGCTGTTTCTTGACCTATAGCTTGTATAACGCTTGGGTCTTTTATAATAACTCCTGTGTATCTTAATATACCTAATACTAAATCTACTTCACTAGAAGAGTGTAAAGTAAAATCAGTTGAACCAGTAGCTGTATAAGTTAAAGCACCGTTAGAATCAGCTGTAGAGTTCCACACTGGATCGCTAGGTATAGATATATAATCCATACTAACACTAGAAAGCGCAATAGGATTTACATTAATATTTTGGCCTGTTATATAATATATTGGAAATGTTGTTGATGGAGAAGTTATTGATGAAGATAATAAATAAGTTAGTTTAGATTTTTCTATTCTATCAACTTCTGTTATGTTTAGCGAGCTGTTGTCTTGTGTTGTTACTCTAACTATATTGTATACATTTGATCTAGTATAATCATCAACAGTCACAGTTGGTAGAGCTCCAACACCACTAACTAATGTTATATTGTTAGTAGTATAAAATGGATCTATACGATCCTGTATTTTTTTAGGTATATCACCATATCCTTGAGCGCCTCGGCCTACAGTTTCTCTGGATACAGCTCTATTATAGTCATGAAAAGCTTTGTCAAGTAGATCAAGCTGTACTTGCGAACCTATTCTATTAAACTCGTCTGGTGTTAAAAAACCTCTTGATTCTTTGTTTAGTATTGCTAATACTTTTCTATATACTTTATCTACTGATATTGCCATTTTGTATCTTATTATAATCACAGGCCCTAATTAAAGGGCCGTGACTATTTGTTTTTATTTTAACCTTTTTTGTATTGATTTGTAAACTTCAACACCTTCATCAGTTTTTAACCAAGCAGCAAAAGCGCTATATGGGTTTTCGTCAAAAGGTACTTCCATTAATTTTCTATCAGTTGAACCCCAAGTGAACATCCTTTGATCTTGAGATAAAGTTATTACACCCATTTCATTAGCCTTGATAGCTAAATTTCTAAGTATAACGTTTTCATCATTTACAAGATCTAAAAATAAAACAGGGTTTTGTCTAGCAAATAAATACAAATCTCTTTTTATTTCAGCCGAGCTCATTTGATCAACAGTAGAACCTATTTCTACTCTTAATATAGCTTCAGCTTGATCTATTTCTATAGATGTAGCAGTATTTAAAGCTTTCATTTCAGTTTCAATATCAATTAAATCTTCTTTTGCTTCTGCAACATCGTCTTTTTCAGCATAAACAACATCTTTTTTAGGGTGATATAAAGATAAAAACTTTTGTAATGGTTGGTTTTGTTTAGAAACATATAAAACACCTTCTTCAAATATAACGTGTTCCATCATTACGTTTTCATCTTGCTCATCAACAAATACAGACTTTTGATTACTAGCATATCTCATTTCTCTATTAATGCCTTTTGCTTCGTCCCACCACAACAGTGGTTTTCTTCTTGTTGACTTAGACTGCAACACATATGTTAGCGGTCTACCTTTTTTCTTTAAAAAATATTGTCTATCTTTCATCTCCCATTTTGGAGATTTATCTTTTACCTGTACTGGCTCTTCCACCAATACTTCTTTTTTCTTTTTTGCCATAATATAATATAATTAAATAGTTTAAAATAAACCTAAAGGCGCCATTAAAGACGCCTTTGGTTTAATATAATCAATTGTTACGATCCAAGTGTAATGGCGATACCAGTGATGTTAGCGTCAACATAGTCGCTATTTACATCATCAGCAACAACCACATAACCGTTAAAAGAGTGTTTACCATTGAAATGGCCGCCAATAGCGTTAGCTATGCTTTTAAACACTTTTAACTCAGTGTCTGCATTACATGTAACTGTAACAAGATCCACATCTCCGTCTGCAGCTCCGACAGGATTAAAACTTGGTAAAAACCTCATTTTAATCGTTGCGTCAGCAGCAACAGTCATTCCTACAAAAGAAGATAGTGGGTAACAAGCAGCGTCATCAGCTGCGTCAATAAAAATTAAAAGTTTATCCATTTTTATTAGTTTTAAAAGTTAATAATTACCACTATGATTCTTTCAATAACACGAAGTTGTTAGCAGCTTGTACAATTAAACATCTTTCAGATAAATAATGTACTTCCATAATATCGTCACCGATATATGATGCGCCACCAACAGATCCTGTTACCCAAGACTTCATTCTTCTGTCGTCAGTTTGAGAAGCTCTATATCTTACGTGTAAGAAAGGTCTCTTAATATTTCTACCTAAGTTTTCATCATATACAGATGATACACCAGCAGGAATTAAAATTCCAGAAATATCTCCAAAACCACCTCTACCAGCAGCATCGTTTAAGTATCTCCAATCAGACTTATAGAAGTCATAAGAACCTCTTCTAAGACCTGAGAAACCTAAATTTAATGCCATATCAGCAGAGTTTTCAAATACACCAAATGAAGCACCTCCTTGGTAACCAGCGTTTAATCCAGCCATCATGTCATCAAAAGTTAATGCTAAATCTCTATTTACATATAAGATATTTTCTTCAATAGCACCTTGCTTGTCAAGATTTTTTAATACTAAATCAAAATCAGCAAGTGAAGCTAAATCTTCAAATACATTACCTCTTGTTTCAACAGCTTGGAATAAACCTTCAGTACCGAAACTGTCACCAGCGTCAATACCTAAACCACCAGTAGCGGCTTCAAGTGTAGAACTTCCAGGAACACCTTTTACAGATTCAATCATAGACATTTCTAAGTAGTCTTCAAATCTTAATCTAGTTTCACTAGCAGATTTCATATACCAAGAAAAACCTGATTGTCCAGACTCATCAATCGTTTCAACCCAACCAATTTGAGCTGTATCAGAACCTGAAATTTTAAAGTGATCTTTAATAATAATTGGTCTGTTATCAAATTTAGTAAAAGTTGGCTTAAGTTCTCCTACCATAGAAGCAGAACCTTTTGCAAACTCAGAACCAAATACAAATACATTACACCCAATTGAACTACCAGAACCTAAAACTGAAGATAGATCAGCAGTTTCGTATGGTAATGCAGTGAATGTTTGACCACTTGTTACAGTAACTCTACAAACAGCTGTTTTAAGACCTGTAGCTGAATCAGTAATAATGATTTGAGCACCTACTCTTACAGAGTTAGTGTAATCACTACCTAATGTTACTACGTTAGTACTTGAATTAACAGTTGCAGTTTCGTTACCTGACTTGTTTTTATAAGCAATATGTAATCTGTTTTGCTCAGACCATACTACTTGATCGGACATCATAGGCATTTCTGCCCCTACCATTGCTAGAAATCCGTTAATTGTACGATTTCCGTATCTTTCGATCTCTTGTTCGTACAACTCTGGTAGGTATTGTTGCGCCCAACCTTGGTTAGCTGTATTAGCTAAATCCATGTAATTGTTGTCGCTTACTACTTGGGAAGGAGAACCCGTTAACGAATAATCTCCACCCAAACCTAAAGACGTATTAAATCCCATTTTGTTTAAATTTTAAGTTGTTATTTATTTCTAATTTTAAATTTCAAACTAGAACTATCATCGCCACTTAATACTCTAAACTTTCTACCACCAGCATCAACAACAGGTGCAGCAGTTCTTGGAGACATGTCAATGTTTTTAGCATTCATACTTGTTTCCTTTATAGCATCTGCTTTACCTTGATCATAAAAATGTTTAACAATTTTATCAATGTTTTTACCAGCATATAAAGCTTTGTGATATCCCTTTGCATCTTGCATCATATTTTTATCGTTAAGAAACTCTCTTACGAAATTAGATATATCGCTTTGATACTCTTTAACAACTTGAACATCTTTAATATTGTATCTATAAGTTTTTTCTCCAACGTTAAAGTCAAAACCTTTGAAATTATTATTGAATACAGAGTCAGTAGATTTTTGGAAACGTTCTAGCTGTTGTTTTTGGATCTCACTATTAGTGGCTTGTTCTTGTTTGTATGTATTGTAAAATTCTACTGCCTCTTTCTGCTCGCTGGTCAACTTAGAACCCAACTTGACTTCTTTGTAATACTGATCCTTTAGGCCAGTAAGATGCTTTCGAGCTTTTACAATTTCTTCTTTGAAAGCCAATTTTTTCTTTTTAATATTTCTTGGCTCATCAATTTCCTCATCAAAATGAAAGTTATCTTCAATTAAAAAGTTTACTTCTTCCATGTTTAAATGAGGTTTAGTCGTTTTATAATATTCTAATAATAAAGCGTTATCGTCTATATTAGAATAATCCGCGTTTAATCTAGCATAATCTTCTAGAGTTCCACCTGTATCTTCCATAAACTTAACTAAATCTTTTAAGTTTTCTGGTACAACAACTTGCGGCTCAGGTTGTGTTTGCGCTACAGGTTCTTCAATTTTTTCTTCTACAACTTCTTCTTGTTGCGTGTCTTCTTGTTTTACCTCTTCAAGAACTACCTCTTCTTCTTTAGTTTCTTCGGTAGACTTTTCAACTTCTTCTTGCTTGTTTTCTTCAGAAACTTTTTCGCTATCGTCGGATTTGTCGCGAACAGGTACTTCATCTGTGCTTTGCTCTTGAACGGGCTCATCTTTCTTTTTTAATTTGATTTTAAAATTACCACCTTCTTGTTCAACTATTCTAGCTTGAACTTTTGGCTCTTCTTGTTTTTGTTGTTCATTAGAAGTGTTTACAGGTGTTTCTTCTGTTTTTACCTCTTGAATAACGTTTTCTTGTTTTTCAGTATTTTCCATGATATAATATTATATAATTAATAAACTACCTAGGATCAAATTGTTCTAGGCCAAAACCATCTAAGTTATCAAATCCAGCTGATTCAAAACTTTTAGGTCCTGTTTCTTTTTTCCTTTGATCAATCAACTCGCTTTGTTGAGTTGCTTGTATCTTAGTTCTTTCATCTTTACGATCTTCTTTTTGTTTTTCTCTTTGCTTTAATACATTTGCTTCAGCTTGTCTCAACTGCATATTCATCTCAAACTCAATTTGCATTAATTCTTTTTTAAGCTGAGCTTCTCTTTCTAGTTTTTGCATTTCAAGCTGAGCTTTAACTTGTTCCATTTGAGCTTTACCTTCATTTAAAGCTTGTTGTTTTTGCATTTCAGCTGCGGTTGCTCTTTCAGAAGCAGCGGCGTTAGCCTGTGCTTGAGCTTGTATATTTTGCTGAGCTTTTTGTTGATCAATAGCTTCTTTAGCTTTTCTTCTTATTTTCAACAATTGATTTGCTAGCTTTATATTTCTAACTTCACGTATATCAATAGCGTCTTCTAAGTTTATAGTATTTTGTTGTAAAGCCATTTGTATATTATTTTCTAGTCTAGCCTTTTCTTCTTCATCAGGCGCTAACTCTAAAAATATACCAAAATCATGCAAGTGTAAACTAGACATTTCTTCTAATGTACCAACATTAAATTTACCTAAAGATTTTATAAAAGATTCTTTTGTGGGAGAATATTCTATAACATCTGATATTCTCATAGCAATACACTCTGCAAGCGATAAGGTTATATATAAACTACCTTGCAATATGTGTCTAGTTGCTGTGTTACTGTTTGCTGCTGCAAGTTTTTGAACACCTACTAAAGCGTTTTTATCTGGCGTACTTCCATCTCTAGCTTCATTTAATCCAGTTACATCACGCATCATTTGAAGATAATAATTATAAGTTTGTATTAAACTTTGTATTTTACCACCTTTAGTACTAGAGTTTATTTCAGTTACTGGCCTTATACCCCTGTTCATATCACCATCTTGAGTCATTGATCTACCAATAACACTACCAGTTTGGAAATACATATTTAAAGCTTCTTGCGGATTATAATTAGTACCATTACCTAAATCTATTTCAGCTAAAGCATCAGCGTCTAAATAAACACCGTCTGGTACCATTTTAGCCATAACTTGTTGTAGCTTTAAATGAGTAAGCTGTATCATATCTGCAAAACCAGTTATACGGCTTACTAAACTTTCAATACGACCTTCATACATACGCGGAGCACACATGCTATAACTCATTACAGCTTTAGTAGTATCAGCCTTAGGTCTCATCATATTTTTCTTTAACTCCCACTTTAAAAGCTTATCTGACCCACTACCTAATATTTTAGCCCCTTCATATACAACTTCTATAACTCTTTCAACTTTTTCAAAGTCTTCATTTTTAGGTGGATTAAAACCACTATCTTTTCTAATAGCTCTTTGTCCGCCTGTAGATGTATTTTTTACTTTATAAACTTCACTCATATAAGTTTTATATTCAAAATATAAAACACTTATAGTATTGCTGTCGTCACCTTTTTTATTTACAATTGTTCTTTTTCTATAACCGTTTGAATAACCTCTATATCTTTCTATTTCTTCATCAGTTACTTGTGGAAACTGTTTTTTAAGCTCGTTAGCATAAACTTGTTTTACTTCACCTACATAATATATATCATCAAAATAAGGTGAGTCTGTATAAGAATAAACTAAATCAGCAGGGTCAACATATTCTATTTTAATACCTTCTGATTTATTAAATGAATTTTTTACAGCACCAATACCTAGAGTAACTAAATCATGATTAACTCTTTTAGATAAATAATCGTATTTATTAGCGTCAAATACACTGTTAATTGCTTCTTCTTCTGCTATTTCAATACTTTGTTTATAATCAAGCTGCATATGAAGCTGTAGTTCTTCATTACTTGTTGGTAACCTTGATTGATCAGTTTTATACATATTTATACCAAACTGTTGAGCTACTTGATCATTAAATCCTTTAGCTTCCATATCTGACACAATATTTTCAACATAATCAGTTCTCTCTTTTATAGCAGCTGGATCCTGCGAGTATGCTTTAATATCGTATAATCTATCAGCCATACCGTTTACAACTATATCTACAAACTTAGATATAATAGGTACAGGTTTCCAGTCTAAATTTAAATAAGATAAATCACCGTTAATAGATAATTCATCTTTATATTTTTTAATTGACTGCTCACCTCTTGCATATAGTCTTAACGAATGAAAAGATTCTTTAAAAGTAGTGTATCTATTTGAGTTTTCATTATTACTAAACCACTCATGCTCAATAGCTGAACCAACTTTAGCGCCATACTCAGCACTCATCTTTTCTTCATCACTAACAGCTTGGCTAGGAAAAGAGGTTTTAATACCTTTTTTAATCATCTTTAAATTATTTGAGATCTCACTCCTTGGTTATTATATTTTTTAATACCAAGATTAATTGATTTTATTTTTCTTTCTTGTATCGGTTTATATAGGTTTTTATTGCAAGCCATTAAGGCTAAACCAGAACTTATTGACGCGTCAAATTTAGTTCTATTGTTTATGTCAAACTTAGCCCAGTCTTCTAAAGTTCTATTAAAATACATATCACCATAACTTTCATTTAATCTTCCTACATAGTTTTCAACATAGCTTTCTATAGCTGCAGCATGAGCTTGTTTAATGTCTTCGCTAGAATTAGGTATACCACCTATTTCTTTTTCTGTAACAGATAATTTGTTCCAAATTTTATCAGGTCTATTCATTGAATAACCTCTATAGCCTCGACGTTTTAAATAATATAAAAGTCTTGGTTTATTATTTTCACACAATATTGGCATACCGTAAAATACTAGTGCCATAAGAACATCTTCAAAAAATATTTCAGCGGTTTGAGGTCTTGCTACATATTCTAAAAATATTCTATTAGGAGGTGCGTTTTCCATACTAAACTTAGTAACACCGTGTAAAGCCCCATTAGATCCTAACCTGTCAACAGTACCTGATATATCATAACTGTCACAACCAAAAGCGCCAACGTGTTCATTACCAGGAAACTTAACACCGTTTTTAACTATTATTCTGTTTTGCATGTTAGCATCAGGTGTCCAGCTTATTTTAAACCTACCGTTATTATTTGGCATAAACTCTACAGTAGTATCTTTAACACCGTTACGCCATTGAAAGCTACCTTGCGTTATAAGCCCAGACATTTTAACTTCTTCGTTATAATCTACCTGTTCGTATATTTTTGTTAAATTAAATAAACTCTGTTTTGTTTCGTCTCTAAAAGCATGTTGCTCTGTGCGTGGAAACTGTCTATAAAATTCATTTAAAGCATCTTGATCAGATTTTAAACCATCTACTTCGTTATTCCAATAATCAATTACTCCGTTTTTAATTTCATCTCCATGTGGTCCAAAAACCTTTTCTGTTGGATCTTGGAATACAGGTAGTCCATGAGAATCAATGTATCCTTCGTAGTTCCATTCCATAGGTATGAACAAACTATATAGTCCTGAGCGAGTCTGTCCATTGCGGTTTCTTTTTGTAACATCTGAATCATAGTATAACTTTTTAAAGTTGTCACCACCTTTATCTAATGCGTTTGATGTTGAGCCCATCATGCACTTACCAACTATTCTACTACCTAATCTTAATGTGGTTTTCGTAACCCTCCAGTTGTTGAGGATGTTGTTCGGCCTTTCCCACTTCCCCGATTCATCATGGACGAGGAGCTTGAGTTTCTCCCCATCATAGGAGTTGTCACCTGTATTTTTCCAGTCGATAGTGGTGTCAAGTCCCTGTAGATCTTGTAAGGTTTCGTCGGTGGTGGGGGCGGTAAGTTTACGACGGGTGTATTTGGTTGCTGGTACTCTGTAGGCAAGCTCGGTCTTGGGCCTGTCCATTCCGTCTTGGGTCGGTTTGAAAAAGAAGGGATAATTAACTGATATGGGTACCACCTTATCTGTGAACATGGATTTGGCATCAGGTCCAGATTTGGATAATATACCATACCTAGAGTCACTTGATATGGTTGCCAGGTTAACCACCTCTCCTGAGGCCATGAAAGAAAACCCGGACCGCCTATTCTTAAGGTAGCACATCCCAAAGGATCGTGAATCTGCCTTACAAGCTTCCCAGAAAATAAAGAATAATCTATTTGACTCACGGAAGTTTGGTGCCCCGACGTCAATCTTAGACCACTGCAAGTACATATAATGAGTGCCACTAATGTAAGTAGGAATATCTTTGTTATAAAACCAAAAACCTTCTTCCCTACGGGTAAACTCATTATCGATGTAATCATACCATTTTTCTTTAAAATCTTGTGGATACTGCTTAAAATCATAAACAGTTTTAATTTTTTTTAACTCGTCAGGATAATCAAACTTAGCCCATTTGTTTTGTTTAAACTTATAAACATTGTTTGCTTTAGGTAAAGCTATTTTTAAATTTTGTATTTCACATACTTCACCTATCTCGCCCGTTTTACTTATAACTACAAAGTCGTGATCTTCGTTGTAACCGTACTCCCATTTTTTATACCTATTATTTCTAGCTAAAACTTTAGGTTTAACATAGTCTTTTAGTACTTTTATTAAAGATTGTTCATACTTCATTTAGACCTCCTTTCAGCAAAACCTTTAAAAGTTTTTTCTTTTGTTTCTTTTTTAGGCCTGTCTTCTAGCATATCCTTTTCTTCTTGTATACGTTTAAGTATTTCAAAAGCATCAAATATTGCTAGCTTTTTTGTAGCCGCAGCATTTTTTAATCTGTCAGCACTTATATCATCTTCTGAGTCTACAATAGGTTCTTTAGCAACTTTAATAAGTTCGTCCACAGCCACTTGCCCAGCTTGGATTATATTCAACTTCGTCTCCTTTGTATTCATATTTAATTGTAATATCATTAGTTCGCATACGGTATAATCTGTTATTTTCTATAATAAATTCATACTCGCTGCTAGGGCTAAACCCTACAAGGCTTCCCTCGTGCACTTTAAGAGCATCTAAGGAACTATTACCATATTTTAGTATACCAACACGAGGACGTTCTTTTTGAACTGTTACAAATTGTTTTTTATTTTCAATAGGTTTTACAAAACAAAACTCAAAAGGAGCTTTCCACTCATTATCTTGTTTGTATAAAAATATTTGATCATAATAACAAAAATATAAATCTTCTTTAAAATATGATGAGCTGTTTTTTTCTTCGCCTTTCATATTATAAAATCTTCTAAATACATTGTGATGTACTATAACTTCATCACCAACCTTAATATTTGTATCACCAACTTTAGGTACTGATTTAATAACACCTATTCTACTTACGTATTTATGATCGTCCATAGTTGTATTAATAATAAGCTTGCTACCATTAATATCAACTTCGTTTTCGTATCTTTTATTTTTTGGTTGTACTATAAAATTAAATAAACTTTGCATTAATACTCTAAATTGTATTCAATTGATATAGCCATGTTAGAATTAAACTTCTTCCACGGTATAACTTCGTCTTCTTTTTTTATAAATATATTATATGAATTATCTTTGTTGTCAAATAATATATCACATATGCAATGTCCTCCGTAGACCTGTTGACCTACAGAGTAGTGCATTGCTTCGTTTTTATAGTCAGTTCCTATGCTTATTTTTCTAATTAACTTAGCCATAGGAATTATATTTATTTTTCTTCTTTTACTTCTTCTTTTTCTTCTTCAACAACTTCGTAAGTACCATCTTCAAGATTAACGTTAATCTTACCGTACTCTTTTTCTAGCTCGTCAGCAGTTTCTTTTGTTTTCTGCATAACGTTATTTAAAGCATGAAGTAGCTCGTGTTTTTGAGCTTCTACAGCGCCAATGTCATTAACTAATTGTCCTCTAACTTTTACTTGCGCTTGAACTTTTTTTAATTGTTCTTCTGTAATTTTTAATTCTTTACTCATAATTGTATTTAATTTTTATTTTTAATTGTTTGAAATTTTTCAGCACCACGCGAACCAAAATAAGCTACGTATACTGTTACTAATAATGTTTGTAATAAATCAACCCAACCAGGCGAAACACTAAAGCTCCACTTAAAGCTGTCTAATAATATTAACAAAATCATAGATATAGTTAGAAATATTAAAGACATTGGACGAGTGTTTTTACTAAGCCAGCTATCTGACTTCATATCGCTTTCCCAACGCTTTGATACTTCTTGCATTTCAACTATATCCATATCTAATAGCTTCATTGCTTTTTCTTTATCTTCAGCTGGTAAAGATGGTTCTTTTTGTATTAAGTTTTTTACAACACCAAACACGCCGCTGTCTGGCAGTACATCACCAACAGTACCTAATATACCTGGAGCTGCTTTACTTAAAAAAGCACCAACTTTAGTTTCTGAAAACTTCTTTTTATTTTTTGACATTTTTTCTGCCTTTTCTTTTTTTACCTTTTACAGCACCGCTAATATCACCGATTTGATTACCGACTTCTTTAGTTGCTACGAAAACATCTTTAAGCTCTACTAAAACAAGCTTAAATCTTCTTTTTACTTCTAAAAAAAACTTTTTCATATTATAATTTTAAAGCGTCTATTTTAGCTTTTTCATCTACTGATAAGCCAGATACAAATTGTGTAATAGCCATTTTAAGCTGTATATGTCTTTCGTTTCTAGCTAACTGATCTTTTTCATCGTCAGTTCTATCTGCTTCTTCAACAGCTCTAACTTTTTCAACGATTGCTACAGAATCCATAGTAGCTAATTTTTGTTGTGCTAATTCTTCAGCACTCCATGTTTCTTCACTCATAATTTAATTTTATTTATTGATTATTAATTACTTATATATATTTACTTGTTTTCTAGCGTTTTTACTCTAATGTCTTATTTTAAGAAGATCTCCAGTTCTATAAACATCACCTACAGCTAAACCAGCTGAACTAGCTGCTGAGTTATCAGCGTGTTCTGGCACACTTTGAATATTTATACCCGAGCTTGTTGTTTCAAGCTTTTTAGAATTATTGAAATATAATGAAACAGCATTATCGTCATTAAAAGTTGCCATTGTTTCACCTGTGTACTTTTCAATTTTTAAGAAATTACTTCTAATTCTTAAATCACCTGTACCTGCATCATCAATAAAGCTATCTGTGCCATCGTGATAGATTTCTAAGTCACCACTAGAACCAAACCTACCTTTGACATTATCATTAAACCTAGCTGCTTTTTCAAAAACAGTTTGTTCTACTCCACCATCTAATCTTAAGTATTCAGTTGTTCCACCTGATCCATCATCACTTTGAAACCTAATATCTCCATCATCAGTAAATTGTCTAATAAACAAATCGCCTGTTATGTTATCAATAACACTATTAGTACCGTTGTGGTAGATTTGCAAATCAGCACCTGCACCAAAATCAGCTTTTATATTATCAGCAAATACAGTTTCTTTTTCTATTTTTATTTGTGTTGCACTTCCATCTAATCTTAAGTATTCAGCAACACCTCCACTTCCATTATCAGAGGCAAATACTATATCCTTGTCATCAGCATTTTGCCATATATTTAACTCACCAGCAAAATTATTAATATAAGAATTACTACCATCGTGATATATTTGTAAATCATTACCTGTTCCATACTTTGCTTTTGTATTGTCTGCGTGTTTTAGAGAATTATCTGAAACATCTACTTCAAAATAACCACCTGTTGTGTTTACTAGTAAATCTTTACTAAATACAACATTTGTAGCACTACCATCAACTCTAAAATATTCAGCAGTTCCACCAGAACCATTATCTGATTCAAATACTATATCACCATCATCAGCATTTTGTTGTATAGTTAAATTACCTGTATAATTTTCTATTTTAGCTTCACTACCACTATGAAATAACCTTAAATCTGTATCACTACCAAAAATTAATTTACTATTATCAGGAAAAACTGTAATTGGGTTTCCACTTGATAACGAGCCATCTAAAAAGAAATAAGTTTCTGTTCCACCAGAACCGTCATCTGATTTAAAAATAATGTCTTTGTCATCGGCTAAATTAACTATGTTTAAATCTCCTGTAAAATTATTTATATAGCTATCAAAACCATCGTGTGCTATTTGTAAATCATTACCCCCACCGAATATAGCTTTAATATTGTCTTCTAGTTTTATATTTTTAGAAAAAACATTTACTTCTTGACCACCATCAACTCTAAAGTATTCAGTTATTCCACCACTACCATCATCAGATTGAAATACTATGTCTGAATCATTTGCATAGTTTTGTATTTCTAAATCACCTGTTATGTTTTGTATGAATGAGTTTGTTCCATTATGCCAAAATCTTGCATCCGAATCGTTACCTACAACAACTTTGCTGTTGTCTGGAAAAAGCGTGGTTACAACTCCACCACTTGCATTACCACCATCTAATCTAAAGTATTCAGTTATTCCACCACTTCCATCATCAGACCTAAATATTATATCCTTATCATCTGCTTCATTAGTGATAAATAAATCTCCTGTAGAATTTGTAACTAAAGCATTTGTTCCGTTATGCCTTAAATGTAGGTCGTTTTGATCTCCCATATTCAACCTAACACTATCCATAAGTCTTATATCTTTTGAAAATATATTTAAAAGGCTACTACCATCAACTCTAAAATATTCAGCCGTGCCGCCAGACCCGTCATCACACCTAAATATAATATCACCATCGTTTTGATCTTCTGTTATTGTTAGATTACCTGTTAAGTTTTGTATAATACTACCTGTACCAGTGTGATATATTTGTAAATCTTCGCCATCACCAAAGTTAGCTTTTACATTATCTTTATGCCTCGTGCTTGTTTCAAATATAGTCTTTGAAGTGGCACCATCTAATTTAAAATACGTAGCTAAACCACCACTACCATCATCTGATCTAAATATAACATCTTTATCATCAGCAGAATTCTGAATAATTAAATCATTTGTTTTATTGTTTATAATACTATTTGTAGTGTCATGGTATATTTCTAGATCAAAAGAATTACCAATATAAATTTTTACATTATCTTGAAAGAAAAAAGGCTTTGCTATTGAAACAACATGGTTTGCGCCGTCTAATTTAAAATATGTAGCTAAACCACCAGAACTATCATCACATCTAAATATAACATCTCCATCATCAACTTGGTTTTCAATATATAAATCACCAACAGCTGTATTTTTAATAAATGAATTACCACTAAGGTGTTCTAATTGTAAATCACCACTAGCACCTATTTTTAAAGTTGAGTCAGATGGTATTCTTACGTTAGCAACACTACTATTACCTAATGTTATTTCATTATCTACATCTACTGCAGATGCTGCTGCTTGATAACCTATAACTGTATTATTACTACCAGTTGTTAAACTTGCAGCTGCTTCAGACCCTAACAAAGTGTTTCGCACACCTGTTGATACAGCTATACCAGCTCCATATCCAAATGCAGCGTTTACTCCAGAAGCTCCAGCATTTAAAACTTTAAGTGCTGAATGACCTACAGCAACGTTTGCTCCATGACCATCTTCTGCGCTTAACGCAAGATATCCTATAGCCACATTTTCAGAACCTGTAGCTAAAGCATCACCCGCGAGACCACCTATGATAGTATTTTGTACACCGGTTGATATATTTCTACCAGCATCATGTCCTATAGCAATATTATATGCGTCAGCACCTGCATTTAAATCTTCTAACGCGTTTGTACCAATAGCTATATTCTTACCATTACCATCTTCTAAACTTAAAGCAGCAAAACCTATAGCTATATTTTCACCACCTGTTGATAAAGAAATACCAGCGCTTCTACCAAGAAGTACATTATAACTACCAGTTGTTATTGATGAACCTGCAGATTTACCTACAGCAACATTGTTATCACCACTTGTTAAAGCGTCTAATGCACCTATACCTATACCTGTATTGTTTTGTGCAGAAGATAACGTACCAGTTGTACTATGCCCAACAAGTAATGAACCTGTAAAGTTTGTACCTTCTATTTTATGTAACAAACCACCACTACCGTCATATAACTCTGTAAAATTATCGTTTGTTATATCGAATGCTGCTCTCAGCGTGGATCCAGTTCCGTCGTTAGCTGAGGTTCCTATATTAATAGTTTGTTTAGCCATTTATTTGTTTTTTTAATTCTTTTACTTCTGCACTTAATTCTTGTATTGCTTTTGCCATAATTGGTATCAACCTACCATACGTTGCTTGTAGTTTTTCTGGATTACTAGATTCAACTAATCTTATATAGTCGTCATCTAATTCTTGCAAATCTTGAGCAATAAATCCTACATCTTTTAAACCTTTTCTATTACCATCTCTTTGATCCCACTCAAATGTTACAGGTTTTAAATCTTCTATTATATTTAAACCATATTCAGAGTCTTCAATATTTGTTTTATCTCTTTTATCTGATAAAGCAGATATACTACTTACTTGACAATGTAAACCACTTATAGATCCATTACCTAATGTAACTGTATTACTACCATTACCAGCTGCGCCAGAACCTATAACCGTTGAATTACCTTCACTAACAGATCCAGCAGAAGCATTATAACCTATAATTGTATTAGCTGATCCTGTGGTTAATGCGTCTCCAGCTATTGCACCTAAAATAGTATTTTGATCTCCTGTGCTTATAGCCATACCTGATTGATAACCAATAGATGTATTATTGTTACCACCATTTTGAACAAAAAGAGCTTTATAACCCATAGCAACATTTGCACTTTCTGTGTCTTCAGCACCTAAAGCAAGATGCCCAACAGCAACACTATAACTACCTGTAGTTAGTGCATCACCTGCTTGACCACCTAATATAGTATTTGAAACACCTGTTGTAACTGATTTTCCTGCTTGATAACCTACTGCTACATTATAAGCATCTGCGCCTGCGTCTTGTGCAAGTAAAGATTGATAACCAATAGCTACATTTTTACCGTGCGCGTCTTCAGTAGATAAAGATTGATAACCTATAGCTACGTTTTGACTTCCTGTTGTAAGCGCATCGCCAGCTAAACCACCTATTATTGTATTTCTAATACCTGATGTCATTAATAAACCAGCTGAATAACCAACAGCAGTGTTATATGTATTACCAGTAGATCCATTATCTAATTGCTGTAACGCGTATGAACCAACAGCTACGTTTCTTGATTCATTACTATTAGCTGATGTTAAAGCTTGATAACCTAATGCTACATTTTCAGCACCAGTAGTCAAGCCATCTAATGCTAAACCACCTAAAACAGTGTTATATAAACCTGTTGTAATAGATAAACCAGCAGTAAAGCCTATTGCAACGTTATAAGCATCTGCACCAGCGTTTTGTGAAAGTAAAGATTGATAACCAATAGCTACATTTTTACCATGACCATCTTCACTAGACAAAGCTTGATAACCTATAACAGTGTTGGCTCCACCTGTAGTTAATGCGTCACCTGCAAGACCTCCTATTATAGTATTTAGAACACCTGTTGTAATTTCTTTACCTGCGCCATGGCCTATAGCTACATTATAAGCATCTGCGCCTGCGTCTTGATCTTCTAATGTAAAACTACCAATAGCTATATTTTTACCGTGAGCATCTTCTGTAGTTAGAGCAGCGTGACCAATAGCAATATTGTCAGAACCTGTAGTCATTGTGTCTGCAGCAAAACCACCGATACCTATGTTTCTTACTCCTGTTGTAGCAGCTGCTAACGCGCTTCTACCTATAGCTACGTTGTAAGCATCTGAACCAGCATTTAAAGTTGTTAAAGCTTGATGACCAATAGCTACATTACCACTACCACCATCTTCATTTCCAAGTGCGCTCTTACCTATAGCTACGTTTTGACTTCCTGTTGTTAACGCGTCACCAGCTTCACCACCTATTAATGTATTATTAATACCTGTTGTAACAGCAACACCAGCATTATATCCTACCGCAACATTATAAGCATCTGCACCCGCATTTTGTGTTTTTAAAGCTCTAAAACCTATAGCTGTATTAAAGCTACCTTCGTCTTCTGCAGATAAAGCTTCATAACCTATTGCTACAGAATCTCTACCTATTGTTAATGCGTCTCCAGCAAAACCTCCAATAACAACATTTGGCCCACCTGTCGTCATCGTATGACCAGCTTGATAACCAATAGCTACATTATATTTATCAGCACCAGCGTTTTGAACAACTAAAGCTCTATATCCTATAGCAATATTACCACCGTGTCCATCTTCACCGCTTAAAGCAGCGTAACCTAAAGCTACGTTAGCAGATCCTGTAGTTAAAGCATCCCCTGCTAAACCACCGATTAATGTATTTTGTATACCTGTTGTAACAGCTGCGCCTGCATTATGTCCTATAGCAATGTTGTATATATCTCCATCAATATTTTGATTTACTAAAGCTTGAAAACCTATAGCTATGTTTTTATTACCTGTATCTTCAGCGGATAAAGCAGCGTATCCTAAAGCAACATTAAAAGAGCCAGAAGTTAAAGCATCACCTGCTAAACCTCCTAGTATTGTATTTTGAACACCTGTTGTAACAGACAAACCAGCATCATAACCTACCGCAACATTATAAGGGAATGAACTGGCGTTTTGATTTTTTAAAGTTCTATATCCAATTGCTGTGTTCGTACCGTGTGTTTCCTGAGCACTTAAAGATTGATAACCTATAGCTACGTTACCAGCGCTAGTAGTTAAAGCATCTCCTGCAAGACCACCTATAATTATATTTTGTGTACCTGTTGTAACAGCTGCGCCTGCGCTAAAACCAACAGCCACATTATAGGCGTCTGCTCCAGCATTTTGGGCTGTCAACGCAAGATAACCTACAGCAACATTTCTACCGTGAGCATCCTCACTACCTAAAGCTCCAAAACCAAATACTGTGTTAAACGAACCTGTTGTAAGTGCGTCACCAGCTAAACCTCCAACTATTGTGTTGTTAGTACCTGTTGTAACAAATTTACCAGCTTCCATACCTACAGCAATATTGAAAGTATCAGTGCTTGCATTTTGAGTTGCTAAAGCAAGATAACCAATAGCTACAGTTTTACCATAAGAATCTTCAGAAGATAAAGCCGAGTAACCTAAGGCAACATTAAATTGGCCTGTTGTTAATGCGTCTCCTGCGAGTCCACCTACAATAGTGTTTTGTTTACCTGTTGTAACATTTGTTCCAGCATCATAACCTACTGCTGTATTATAATTACTAGCATCGTTGTTTTGATATCTTAACGCACCATGTCCTATTGCAACACTTCTATCACCTGTATCTTCTGTGGTTAAAGCGTTATAACCTATTGCTACATTTTTTTCACCAGTAGTCAACGCACTACCTGCTAATCCACCCATAATAGTGTTTAATGTACCTGTTGTAACTGATACACCAGCGCTTGAACCAACAGCTGTATTGTATGCGTCTACACCTGCATCTAAATTTTGTAAAGCTTTTCTACCTATCGCAACATTGTGTCCGTTAGTATCTTCAGTTGATAAAGCAAGATAACCAACAGCTACATTATTAGCTCCACTAGTTAATGCGTCGCCAGCTAAACCACCTATAATAGTATTTTGTGTACCTGTTGTCATACCCATACCTGAGTTATACCCAACAGCAATATTATAAGCGTCCGCGCCAGCGTTTAGTGTTGCTAAAGAATTATGTCCTATTGCAACGTTAGTACCGTGCCCATCTTCACTTGACAAAGCTTGGTAGCCAACAGCAACATTTCCAGCCCCTTCTGTTAAAGCATCACCAGCTAATCCACCAACAATAGTGTTTAATGTACCTGTTGTAATATTTGTTCCAGACTTATGACCCACAGCTACGTTATACGCGATACCACCAACGTTTTGAGATTTTAAGCTTTCGTAACCAATAGCTATGTTTCTAGCGCCAGAGTCTATTGAACTTAAAGCATTATATCCAACTGCTACGTTATCAGCACCAGTAGTAATACTATCACCTGCTAAACCTCCTATTAATGTGTTGTGAGTTCCTGTTGTAACTTCTTTACCAGCTTGATATCCTACAGCTACATTGTAAGATGTACTTGAAGTGTTTTGAGTTTTTAACGCTTGATAACCTATTGCTGTTACACCACCTGTCGTGTCTTCAAAACTTAAAGCTTGATATCCAACTGCAACATTAGCACCTGATGTAGTTAAAGAGTCTCCCGCAAGTCCACCTATTATAACATTATTTGTACCTGTTGAAACTGATTTACCAGCTTCAAAACCTACAGCAACATTATAAGCTTCAGCGCCAGCATTTTGTTGATTTAAAGCAGCGTAACCAATAGCTATATTTCTTCCATTACCGTCCTCTGAGCTTAAAGCAAAAGCACCTACAGCTACATTATAGCTACCTACATTTAAAGTATCTCCAGCTCCTGTACCTACTAATACGTTTCTAAGACCTGTTGAAATAGATGTACCAGCTTGATAACCAATAGCTACGTTAGCGTCACCAGTTGTTAAAGAGTCTAATGCTTCTATACCTACACCAGTATTTTGTTCTGCAGATGAAATTACACCAGTTGTACTGTGACCGATTAAAAGTGATCCTGTGAAGTTAGTTCCCTCAGATTTAAATCCTAAGGCTGATGTTGTACCACCGTAAATTTCTGTGAAGTTATCGTTACAAATATCAAATGCTTCCCTGAGCGTAGAGCCAGTTCCATCATTAGCGCTTGTACCTATATTAATAGTTTGTTTAGCCATGTGTTATGTATTACATTTGGTTAGCATCAGCTGAGAAAAGAGTTGAATCAGCTTTCAGTTCAGTAAAGTCTGCGCGTAAGTTAAACGCACTTGTTCTAGTGTCAGCATTAGTTATCTGCTCACTGTACACTATATTTGCTTTTATACCTAATAAAGCCATGCTCTAGTATATAGCCATTATGTCGTCAGCAGTAGTTGCAAATGCAAATACTCTATCAACCTCAATTGGTAAAAAAGATCCAGCCGCTATATTTTGAAACACTATTGGTCTGTGTATTTCATATGCTTCACCACTAGTCATAATGTCAGAATTACTATTAGCAGCGTCTACTAAACTAAGCGTAGTGTCACTATCTACAGCTCCTACAAAAGCAACTGTACCATCAGTAGTATTTACTACTAAATCTCTAGGTTGTACTGTACTTGTAAAGTTTTGCGTTGAATCAACTAACTTGTTTGTAGTAGCGCTTGACGTAGCGCCACCGTCTACTATTTTCTTTTGACCAGAAAGGTTAACACATATATTGCCAGCTGTACCAATATAAATACCAGCACCTCTTTCAGTGTGCTCAACTGTAGAAAGCTCATTTAAATCTTTTGTATTGTCTAAATAGTTTATAGCAGCACTACCAAGAGTTGTTGCATCTTTTAAAACTACAGCTTTTCTAACTGTTTGTACACCTGGTAATGATGGTGCTCTGTAAGAGTGTGGACTACCTGTTATATCTCCGTATGCCATTTTTTGTTTGTTTAATTGTTATTATCTTTATTAACTAAGTTTATTGCTTTTATCATAACTTTGTCAGAGTATGATTTACCTTCCATTATTTTATTTCTACGTAAACTAGTTGGTAAATCTTCTTGACCAAGTAACATCCTGTATATCCTACTAATAAGTTGGCTACACTTAAATGATGTTTTATATATTGTATATTTTTGAGTTGTGTTGTTTCTTTGTCGCCAAACAGTTATCCAGCCATCACGCCTTAAACGTTCCCAACGATTTTTATCCCATGAAAAAGTATAAACTCCGTCTATATAATCTTTTCTTGTAAACAGCTCCATACAATCAAAGTAAATTAGAAGTTCGAGATCAGCATCTTTTAACTTGTTTGTTTTACAAGCCCATTTACGTATAATACGATAATGCTTAAACAAACCTATGCTTCTAAGATCTTTGGCTTCTAATTTTCTCATAAGATAATAACAACGTCTTGCTGTTTTATTACAAGAAATATGTTTTCATCTATTTCTACATTAAAACCAGCATGCTTATCGTAGTATATATTGTCATCAGCTTTAACGCCTTGAACTAAACTACCAACGCTTTTCACAACACCTTGTCTGTATCTTATGTCTTCTTTTATTTTATCTGTAAGAAGTAAACCGCCTTTTGTTTTAGTTGGTTTTTGTTTTACTTCTTCTATAACTAAATAATTACCTACCGCCTTCATTCTTCTCTCATATTACTAATTACACAGTCAGTTGATAATATAGTAGTTGCAACAGATACTGCATTTTTTAATGCACTTTTAGTTACAAGTAAAGGATCAATAATGCCTTCATTGATCATATTAACTGTTTCACCAGTTATAACATTTATACCTTTACCTTTACCTTTTTGTGGCACATATTCTAAACCAGCATTTTTAAGTATTGTTTTATATGGATACTTAACTGCTTCTATAAATATATTAGTGCCTTCAGTTTTTTCTTTAATACTGCTAGCAGCATTTAATAAAGCTACACCGCCGCCAGGAACTATACCTTCTTTTACCGCGGCTTTGGTAGCGTGTATTGCATCATCAACTCTATCTTTCTTTTCTTTAAACTCAACGTCTGAGTTTGCACCTATTGATATTACTGCAACGTTACCTGATAATATAGCTAAACGCTCTTCTAGCTTTTGAGTTCTTAAACTAGGATCAAGAGTTTTTATTTGATCTTCTATAGCTTTTATTCTTTCTTTAGCTTCTTCAGGTATTTCAGCTACTTTTAAAACTGTTGACTTGCTATCAGACACACATCTTTCACATTCACCTAGCATATCAGGTGTAATTAAATCTACATCATCACCATATTCTTCATTTATATGTGTAGCTCCTGTAACAGCAGCAATATCATCTAAAAAGTCTCTTTTCCAAAAGCTAAAACCAGGTGGTGCTATAACACTAGCCTTTATATTACCTTTTATTTTATTCATTACTAATGCAGCCATAGGTTGTTTTTCTAATTCACCTATTATTAGTATTGATCTATTTTGTTTAACAGCATGCTCTAATACAGTTTGTATTTTTCTTACTGATGCTATTGGTGAGCTAACTAGTAATACTAAAGGCTTTTCTAATGTAACAGTTTGTTTACCTGTATCTGTTACAAAGTTTGCGTTAGCAAATCCTTGATTTATCTGCGAACCCGAAACTAACTCAACTGTAGTGTCTTCTGATTTAGTATCAGGATCCATCATTACAGTACCGTTTTTACCAACTTGTTTAAAAGCCTCGCCAATAACTTTACCTAAGCTTTCGTCATTGTTTGATGATATTGTAGCTACTTGATCTACCATATCACCTTCAACTGGTACTGATATATTTTCTAAATATTCAACGGTTTTATTACAAGCTTCTTGTATATCTTGTTTTATACTTCTTAAACTATCACTACCTTTGTTTTTATAAGCTTCGTTTAATATAGCGTGAGCTAGTACAGTAGCAGTTGTAGTTCCATCACCAGCTTCGCCAACTGTTTTCCTAGCTGCTTCTTTAATTAATACAGCACCTATATTTTCTACGGGTTCTCTTAAATTAACAGAGTTAGCAACAGTTACACCGTCTTTTGTAATCATGGGTCTACCCATGAAGTCTTCTAATATCACACATTTACCGCTAGCTCCAAGTGTGGAGCTAACAGCATTTGTGAGTTTTTCTATACCTGCAAAGACTTTTTCTTTAGCATTACTGCCAAATGTTAAAGTCTTCACAATGTCTTGTGGATTTTGCATTTAATTTAATTTAATTTATTTAATGTTATTTAAAAGTTTTAACAACTTTTGGACCATTAAGAAACTCTACTTTCTTACCGTAGTGATCAACTGATCCATCAATGGCGGCTTCAGCGCCATCAACTGTTTCTCTTCTGGTTACATCAATCCAAGTATCTTCTTCCTCAGGATGTTGGTACTCGGTTTGGTAAAAACCATTTGGTAACTGAGTTATTCTCCAGTTTGTTTTGTCGGCTAAATGCCTCCAAAATTCAACGGTTTCTTTGGAAATTTGTGGTTGACTATTCCACGTTTTAGTCGAATAAAAAAATGTCATTGGTTTTGGTTTTAATTAAACATTTGGTTTTGCCCTATACCGGGCCGGTTATTTCTCCCCGCAAGGCTTGCCTGTAGCAATATTGACCCAGCGTTCTTTTTGAAACCAGTCTCGTAATGTAGCGCCTTTTTTTCTAGCACCTTTAACATTAGATTTACTTGATCTCTTATATTTTCCTTGAGCAGCAGCTTTACGCTTAGCGCGTATTACTTTTTGCCTTTCAGCTTTGCTCATACTTTTATACTTATTGTACGGTAAACAAACTTTTTTGGTGCCACCACCTTTTACTTTACTTTTTGGCATTTCCTAATCTTTTGCTTACTTTATTTCTAGCGCATACCATTTTTTTAGCATAGCTAGGGCTACGTTTTCTATTAAAAACAACTTGTTGGTTTAAACTACCAATTATTGCTCGCTTATTACCTTTTCTACTTTTAATTAGCCAACTAGCTAATTTATCACAGGATAAACTCTTAAATTTACCCTTTGCGTCAGCGTATTTACTATCTTTCCACTCAGGACGTTTTTTTGCCATGTTTTCTACGTATTGCCATTTTACACCTTTTAGCTATAGCTGCTTGTTGTGCTTTACCTGCAGCTTTAGCTCTTTGCTCTACTACAGTTAATATTTGTATTTTACGAGCAAAAGGCTTGTTAACTTTTTTTACTTTAGTGCATGTAGCTCTAGCATCTGCAACTGTAGCAAATTTAACCTTAACTGTATCTTTTGGATTTTCGTCAGTATATAATCTTCTACCAGAACCTTTTGGTTTTTTACCTGTTCCTTTTTTTGGATCCGCCATGCCCGCAATTTTGCATATTAATAAACCAGTTAGCTAGCTGCACGTCACGTTTAGTAGCATCTCTACGTGACTTTAGCTTTTTAACTTTACCACAAGTAACGTCACCACCATATAGTTTGTTTATTCTAGCCTTTAAAACCCCTCTATATGCTTTAGCCATTACTTTTTAATTTTTCTACAACTACCAGGTGAAAAAGGTTTTTTACCTTTTACAGGTGCGTAACCTGGCCAGCATCTACCTTTTTTCTTACCTTTTTTCATTGTTATTTCTTTTTACCTAAGTATTTACCAGGATTTTTAGTACATCTTACGCCCCAACCAGAAGCATAAGCGCTTGGCCATACTTTAAATTTTCTTTTTGCCGCTGCTTTGCACGGTCCACTAATTTTACCCATGATGTTTTCTTGGTTTTGTTATTCTGTTAGAGTCTCTAAAAGTTGATTTAGTATCCATAAAATTCATAGGCTTTTTAGCTTCTCCTTTTATTTTAGTACCTTTTTTACTTCTTAATACAGCAAAATCTTCTTTTGTAATTTTATCAAATGGTTTAGCTAGTTTAGCTATTTTCATTTGAGCTTTTGATAGTTTTTTAGCCATTATCTTTTTCTTTTATGTGAATATGGAAACATCATATTCATTGCCTCACGTCTACCTTCGCAGCCACAAGGTATATTTAAGCCTTGCGAAACAGTATCAACCATACGTTTAATACCGGTTGCTTTAGTGAATTTATGTATACTATCTCCTAATCCTCTTGATTTCATATTTATTATTTAACATTTCCACCTACGTCTAGCAGCTAAACCTCTTTTGCTTTTCCAGCTTCTTGATCTAGCGCAAAACGACTTACGTCTTTTAGCAGCCTTACTACCAGGTTTAACTTTACCTGTTACGGCTGTTTTTAATTTACTACCAGGGTTTTTACGCCTGTATTCAGCAACACCTTTTTTAGTCATACCTGCACCTTCTTTTACAGTGCGGAAATTACGACCTCTACCTTTAGTCGTTTTTCTAGGCTCGTTACTTTTAGGCATTATTTATTTTTATCGTACATTTTAGGCTTTGAGTGACCACATCCTTTTTTCTTTAAATCAAGATGCGCTTTGTAAGTAGCTGCTCTGTGAGCTTTACCATCTTTACAATACATCATATGTGGTTTAAAATCCTTTTTTTCTTTTTGTTCTTTTGTCATTTTTGACTTAGTATGTCCAGGCATAATTTTAGTTTTATAAGTTATTTACATTGTTTTTCCCAAATTAAATCTCTTCTTCTAGGATCTATTTGAACGTTTGGTATAACTTTTGTTTTACCACCTCTTTTTTTATAATAATAATTATTAGTATCAAAACGTAAAACTCCAGTTCTTATTTGTTTTAAATGACATCTTTCATGAGCTACTGTTTTAGCTTTTTGTTTTTTTGTCATTCTACCATCAATGGTTATTACACCATTCATGTCTATCTCACCCATAACTCCAGGTGGTAGGTTTTTTTCAAAAACAACAGAGCTTGGCTTAGAGTATTTTTCACTTAAACCAAGCAACTGCGCTATTGATTTCATTTTAAAAGACACTTACTTTTTCTTTTTCTTTTTCTTTTTGATTCCGTATTTCATCGCTGTAGGCTTAGTCGAGCCGCCGTATAATTTAGCTTTTTTTACTTTAAGACCTCCACCTTTTCTTTTCATTTTAGTTGGCATAATAATAATTTTTAAATGTTAATATTTATGAGAACGGCGTAGCAGGATTACCAGTACATAACAATGTACCTTCAACATGCCATTTATCAGCCGCTATATTTGTTACAGTTACTTTACTACCAGCTCTACCAGTAGTAGTACCGTTAAATGTTATTTGATGAAACTCATCTGCTACTTGACTTGCAAAAGAAGCATTAGCATCAGAAGAGTCTGTGTCTACAGTTAAAACTGATCCAATTAAATCTTCATTTGTAGAATCAGCACATTGTACTCTCTTTGTTCCAGCAGTATCATCTAATACTATAAAATGAAAATAAGTACCTATTATATCACCACCTCCAGAATCAGGAAGCGTAATTGTAGCAGCTGCATCAGTAAATACAAATGTTTCACCTGAATCGTTTGCTGTTAAAGTAGCATCAGCTGTACTATTTGAAACAATTGTTCTATGCGCAAATATTCTAGTGCTTACATGCGATGTATTACCAATTACTATTTGATTAGCTCCAGTACTAACAGCACTTTTACCAATAGCTATTTGATTATCACCGGTATTTGAAATAGTAGTAGCACCTTTACCTATAAATATATTATCATCACCAGTTGTAATTGAACTACCAGCGCTAGAACCTAAGAAAACATTATCATGACCAGATGTAACATTTTCTCCAGCATTATGACCTACAGCTGTATTGTTACCATCGCTATTTAATTGATCTTTTAAAGCTGCGCTACCTACTGCTACGTTATTAGAAGAAGCTGTATCTGTTAAAAACGCATCAGAACCTATAGCAATATTGTTGTTACCTGTTTGATTTAATTTTCCAGCATTAGCACCTATACCAATATTGTCATCACCAGATGTTGTAAATCTAAAAGCAGAAGAACCTACACCAACATTATGAGCACCACCATTTTGTGATCCTAATGCTTCAGCTCCAATAGCTACACTGCTGCTAGTTGAAGTATCTTCAAGTAAAAGAGCAGATCTACCTATTGCAATGTGATCACTACCTGTTGTAATAGCTTGACCAGCAGCACTACCAATTAATACGTTACCAGCTCCTGAAGATATAGCTGTACCAGCATTATAACCTACTGCTACGTTTTTACCACCTGTACTTAAACTATCTAAAGCAGTCTCGCCTAAACTAACGTTAAACTCAGCTGTACCGCTAGGAGATGTAGAGTGACCAACTAATAAAGTGTTATTAGCTTGATAAAAATCAATACCTGTACCGGTACCCCACTCTAATATATTACCAGAGGAAGCTACTTTTAATATTTGACCAGATGTTCCAATTGTAGTTGGAAACTGGAAATATGTAGAACCAGATGTATCACCTATTTTTAAATTACTTTGTATATACGCGTCTTTAAACGAATAAGCTGTAGAACCTAAGTCTACACCATTATCATCAGCTGGATGCCATATTGTAGTATCAGTATTACCTAATATTACTGAATTATTACTAACAGCATCAACATTATAACCAATTACAACTTGATTTGTGCCACTTGCTCCAGAAACATCAGATGAACTACCTATAACTATATTATTATTACCTGTTGTAAGCGTGCCAGCTGTACTGTTACCTATTAATGTGTTTCTTAACCCTGTACTTACCGCGACACCCGCTTCGTATCCTATAGCTGTATTATCTGTACTAACATTAGAAGAAGGTTCTTGAGCAAATAACGCTTTGTAACCAACTGCTACAGCCGCATCACCATCAATGTTAGTTTTACCAGCTTCACCACCAATAAACGTGTTGTGTTTACCTATTGTCGTAGCAAGTCCTGCGTTAGCACCAACAGCTACGTTAAATAAATCTGTAGTACTTGCTGGGTCTTGAGCATATAATGCTTTGTAACCAATAGCTGTACTTAAACTACCATCAACGTTTGAATATAAAGCTTGTGCACCTAAAGCAGTGTTAAATTGACCAACATCTGTTGAAAGTAGTGCTTGTGCACCTAAAGCAGTGTTATAAGTACCTGTTGTAACTGCCTTACCTGATTGTGAACCTATAAAAGTTCCATAATTTGAAGTTGTTGCTGAAGTAGCTGATTCATATCCTACAGCTACGTTATGTGTAAATCCATCTGCTGGCTCTAATGTCATTAAAGATTGATAACCTATAGCAACGTTACCATCTCCATCTATATTTGTTTTAAGTGCTTCATAACCTAAAGCTATATTTCTTAAACCACTTACTGTAGCGCCAGCTGCATTTTCACCTATAACTATATTTTTAGTACCAGTGGTAATCGCGTCACCAGCTTGAAAACCGATAGCTATATTTGAAGTATTAGCATTTTGATTTCTTAATGCTTTAGTACCGATGGCTATACTTTCACTAGATGTATCTTCACTATATAAAGCCTCGTAACCTATAGCTATATTATCAGTACCTGTTGTTAGACTAAATAATGAATAAGGACCAACACCTATGTTTTTAGTTTCAGTAGCACCACTTGGATCATGTGATGTTAATGATCTATGTCCAATTGCTATTGAAGAGCTACCATCAACGTTAGAAGCCATAGCATCACTACCTATAGCTACGTTTAAACCACCTGTTGTCAACGCTGATAAAGCACCTTGTCCAATACCTACAGTATCATCACCTGTAGTAATAGCATCTAAGGCTGTAACACCTATACCTATATTATTTGAAGCTGTACTTGTAGTAGAGCTAGGATCGTTACCTAAAAATATAGAGTTGTTTTCTACAAGAGCATCGCTTAATGTATTAATTGATATCGCAGCTCCGTTTATTTGTAATGAGTTAAAATTAGCAAGACCTGACGATGTTATTGTTGTAAATGCGCCAGTTGATGCAGATTCGCTACCAATAGCTACACCATCTATTTCACCACCACTTATAAATGCAGGACCAACTGGATCAGAGTCAGTACCTAATTGATCTATGTACGCAATACCATCAATGTATATATCTTGCCATTGCGCTGATGACGAGCCTATATCGTATGCGTCGTCTGTATCAGGTACTATGTTACCTGTAAATGTAGTACCAGCTGATGTGTTAGTTGTAAAGTACGTTCTAAGATCAGTTAGTGAAAACAATTTAGTTGTTCCCGCGTCTGTTCCGAGTAATTTCTCTGATCCTGATATACTTGAATCTGTAGCGTATGTTTGTATTCTTGCCATTTTGTTTTATTTATTTTTTACTATAATGAGGCGGTTGATAAATTACCTGAGTTATCTACCGTTACTCTAAATCTTGTTCCATTTGGTGATTTTAATATTAAACCTTTAGACGCGGTACTTGTTTCAACATCACCGCCAGCAACTTCTAAACTACCTGTTACAGTTGCTCCTGTACTTGTAGTTTCAAATTTTTTGCTACCATTATGGTATAAAGATACTTCAGCATCTGCAATACCTTGCATTATAAATTCACCACCATCATCTTTTAAAAGTTGATAGTTTGTTGCTTGTATTATAAGATTACCTGTGCCTGTTTCATTAATTCTAGAATTACTGCCATCGTGATATATTCTTAAATCGCCGCCATTACCAAATTTAGCTTCTATTGAATCTAAAAATTGTGCGTGTTTACTAAATTTATTTACTTCATTTGTGCCATCAACTCTAAAGTATTCAGTTATTCCACCACTACCATTTTCACATTTAAAAATAATATTTTTATCATCAGCATTGTTGCTTATGATTAAATCACCTACCGCATTATCTATTGTGCTATCTGTGCCATCGTGAAATATATCTAAATCTTCACCTGTTCCAAAAACTGCTTTAACATTATCATTAAACTGCATTTTTTTAGAAATTTTAATTTCTTCTGTACCACCATCTACTCTAAAGTATTCAGCAGATCCACCAGTTCCACTATCACATTTAAATATAATATCACCATCATTACGTTTTTGCTCTATAGTTATATCTCCAGTGGTATTATTTTCAATTATTAAGCCACCTAAACTCTCTATATTTAAACCGTCAGACCCTGCTTTAATATTAGATCCACTGTCGTGGTATATTTCAAGATCAAGACTGTTAACGTTTGCAGAATTACCAAAAGTTAAACGTGAATTATCAGGAAACTGCGTATATACATCAGGATTACCTGTAACAGCCATTGAGCTATTTAAAAAGAAATATGTAGTAGAACTTGAATCACCATCGCCATTATCACCTTGAAATATTAAATCTCTACCGTCATCTTTGTGTCTTATAATTAAATTACCAGCACTACTATTACCAGCGGCTTCAATATAACTATTAGAGCCGTCGTGATATATTTGTAAATCATTACCAGTACCTATTTTTAATTTATCATTATCTTGTAAACTAACATCAGAATTAAAAGTAGCTGTACCTGAAACGCTTAGCGTGCTACCAAATGTTACAGCACCTGTGTTAGTGAAAGAACTTGCTAGCGATGTTGGCCAAGGTATATTAGACTTTATAAAGAATTTTTCGCCAGAAGGTGTTGGAAGCGTACTTTCATCAGCCCATATAAAATAAGCGTTGGTAACATTACCTTCTGTATAGTCTAAATCAAACTTGTGCATAGCTAAAGTACCTACACTACCTGTTACTTGAGCAAATTCGCTAATTGTTGGGTATACAAACGTTGCTGTTAAGTCACTTTTATTAATTTCAACCCAGTCTCTTGATCCAATGCTAAATGTTACAGTTCTATTACTACCTGTTGGCTTTGTTTTAGCGTAATTTATAGCACCATATACACCAGCAAGTGTTTGATCGTTACCAGTACCAGCATCAAGGCCGTAATTATAAGCACCACCTATGCTGTTTGTTATAAAACCAGCGCCAGAAAGCTTAGATATGTTGTAGTCTGCCCACAAGTCATACATGTTTTGACCATCAGGCCCTGCATATTCAGCTCTGTTGTATACACTAAAAAACGTATGTGTAGACGCAGCAGGCGTTGTGCCATCTGAAAAGCTTTTAACGTTGAAAAATCTTACAGGCATGTAAGTATCATAATCCTCTACAGTAGAAACATCATCATCGTTCTCTTGGTTTTTAGCTAAACTACCAGCATTTATACCTCTAACATACAATAGTGAGTCATATATCTGTGAAGCAGTACTTGTGTCATCAGTGAATAACTGAAAGAACGACTTCATGCTAGGTTCAAACGTCTTATCTTTAAAAGTTGTTAGTAATCTTCCCATAAACCTGGATTTGGATAGTTGTTATGTGCAGTTGCAGCGTGTAGTCCCATTATTTCTTCTTTTTAGTACCTTTACCATGTCCACCGCGGTTTGCTTTGACTGAAACAAACTTTTTCTTAGTGTGGTCATAGTCTTTGTTTTTAATATTTTTACCTTTTTTTATGGCTTTTCTACGCTTTCTTTGGTTTTCAGCGCGCATTTTTTCCCTTCTACGTGTGTTTGCAGTAGCTAGATCGCGTTTACGCTTAGCAGCCTTAGCTCTACTACTTAATTTCTGTGCCATATATTAATTATTTGTCTACTTAATACTATTTCACGCTATTTTTAGTAAATTTAAGGTAAAATATAAAAATAATTTTTTACAAGCATGACAATAGGGTATTACTTATATACTATTATAGGCTACTGTCACGCTTAGTTGCTACAAGCAGAGGGGTTTAGTGTCACCCCCTACCACTTCGTACTTATTTTGTAAAACAAAAGTGTATATATTTACATGGGGCCCCCTCACTTTTATATATTTTTGTTAAAACTTTTTACATTTTTACATATATATACAACATAAATACGATACTATTATGATAATATTAATGTTATGAGTTACGAAATTACAAATATAATTACAAAGTTTGACACTTCGCGCACTACATACAACATAAAATATATTACTAAACAAACAATATACTTTACAACTTAAATACGAAACTATAAAGATAATATAATAAATACTAATAATTAAAATCAATACTATGACTACATTAAATTCAAAAAGATTTGTTCTAAGACAATCACTAATAGGTAAAAACCAAACTATCAATGTTACTTTTAAAAATGGTAAAAGTGCAACTTACAATCACGACAAAGTGTTTGAAGTTATGAAAGACACACTAACTAAATTACCATGTTGGTTAAAGTATAAATCATACACAGCTTCAAATAATGTACCTGTAGCTGCAAGAGGTGTTGTTGAAGCAAAGTAAACAACACAACTTAAACACGATAACAAATTGATAATATAATAAAATAATAAACTATGAACAGAAAATTTCATCACCTAATAATTCTAGTAATCACAAGAGCATTACTAACATCACTAACAGCATTATTCATCTTCGGCTTTATTCAACTAGTATATCACTTAGCTTTTAATAATCCAACAATAACTTTCGGCGGATGGTAGAGTTTATAGATTATCCACAAGATAAAATAAATGCAAAGCTTAAACAAGCACAAGACTTTGAAGCAAAGTATGGTTCAAACGATACAAGTCGTGGCTGGATTAAGTGGTGTACAGACATTAACTATCGCAAGCGCGAGTGGCAATGGCGACAAAACATTGCTAAGTGGCATGCAAATAAAAACAAAATATGAAAAAAGATTTATATAGATTTGCAAAAGCAAGAAATAATAAGCGTAAAGAATTATTTAAATTAAGCGCAGATGAAATAAAAATGATAGAATATAATTATTATTACAAATTTAATACGAATTACTACAGATAATATAATAAATCAGATTATGAATACAATTAAATTTACTTCAAAAACAACTTGCCGCTTAAATGGCATCAACTATAAAGGCTATAATGTTGGCGACTTACCAAACTCATTTGGTTTCAAAGAAAAATATCTTGGCTTAGATGAAGAAGGTAATCACCAATACAGAATAGGTCACTCACAATGGTTTAATTTAAAAGGTTTGACATGGCTAATAGCATAACTAACATGAAAGAATTATGCGAGTACGTTGCAAACAAGCGTAAAACTCGCAAGCTACAACACTTAGAAACTATTAAAATCTATGGTGCATGTAGAGGTATGGGCGATAAAAGATATAAATTACAGCAAAAATCTTCTTTTCCAAAACAATATAAAGCAGCTTATAATAAAATATGGAGATAATAAACGATATGGTATGGTTAGATGAAATAGACGAGTATGTAACTGTAAAAGAATATAAAGAATATATAAAGTATTTACAAAATAAATACGATTGCTAACAGATAATATAATAAAATATGTATTGTAAATGTGGAAATAATGTGCACCCAGTTCGTATCGAGCTCGGTTATAACAACTGTGTAAGTTGTAGCTCAACTCAAAAAGTTAGTTACATACCAATCATAGCTAACAAGCAAGTGCTTGAAGTACAAGTTGTATCACAAGAGTTATCCGCTGCAGTACACAAATCATGGAGACGAAAGTAAATAAATACGAACGAGCATTATATCTAACAATGATATGTGGCATATGTTTCTTTTGCGGTGTGTTTTATACGTACTACAAAATTGACCAACGTACATGGAACGAAGATATATTAAAAGCTAGAGATATAGAAACAAGGTATTTAAACTACCCAACTAAAAGAAATTATAAACGAGACGATTTAGAAAGAATAATATATGGAAAATAAAGGTAAAAAATATGTATTTGTACTCGACTATGAAAATGGTAAAGCATATAGATATGATGTATGGATAGATGATTCAGAAAAGATAGAAGATTATCTAACAGACATGGGACACTCAATGAGTAACTGTGAGTGGATGGTAACAAGATTTAAACGAGTAATAAAATAATATGGATAGTAAAAAAGCATACGAACAAATGCAAGATGAAATGATTGATAGAGAATCAGCTTATCTATGCACTGAACTTGAAAGAGCATTGAATAGAATAATAAATTATACAGATATGTTAGATGATAGTTCATTTAATAAAATAAAAGCATCAGCCATTAAATTATTAAAAGAATGGCACTTGTAACCATTGATAGATAGTTAGACGAGTAGGTTAATTAGAGTGGTGCTACGGTACTAAGGTGCAGGTTCGACTCCTGCCACCACTACATAACTAAATAGCTAACAAATTAATTATCAATAGGTTACATAACCCGGCTTAACAGTAAACCGACGCCTTGGCTTCCTTGAGGTATCAGTTGTACAAAGCCAGTCGTAGTGACAGCCGGGTATAATATTAGCGGGATAGAGCAGGTGGTAGCTCGCGAGGCTCATAACCTCGAGGTCGGTGGTTCGACTCCACCTCCCGCAACTAATACAAATTAAATACGATTACTAATAGATAATATAATAAAATCAAATATGAAAAATACATGGCAACAACTAAAGCCCCATTATCAAATAAAGATTAGACAAGCGGCTCACAAGTATACTACAGCTAAAAGACTTAAGTACACACTTATGGCTTCATCAGGTTGGTATGATTTAAAACTAACTACTATTAGAGATATACTAATGTATACTAATAAAGCTAGCTATGATGTTAACGGTGCAGATATTATGTATGGAAATGAATTTTTAAAATCAGAATCAAATGACTAAATGGAGACAAAAACAATTACAACTAGAAAACGCATACGCTCAAGCTATGCTTCACGAAGACGGTATCGTAGAAACTACCACGAAAAAACAATGGGCAAACGGTACGCGTCAATTTAAATTACCAACAGGACAACTCTTAGCAACATATAAATCAGGTTATGTACGTAGATGTGATAGCAGTGATAGAATATGGCAGTTAAATCCTAAATACAAACGTGAAAAAAGATGGGTATTTCTTAACGGTACTGAGTTAGTTACTCAAAAATTTACAACGTGGTCAAGAGCTAAGATCTGGTCAGGTTTAGCTAGATTAAACTTCTTACACGAATATGCAAAGAAAAATTACTTAAATAAATAAAATGAAAAAAATAACTGATGAGCTTATAGATGATAAGCTAAAAGAACAAGGTTTGTTACACGTAAGTGATATGGACCACGATGAAATGCTAGTAAAACTACAAGCTGAATATGATTTTGATATTGTAAATGAATGGAATAAAGGTGCTCAAATGTATTTTTACCCTGAATCAACAGCTGATGGTTATGAAGTTTATATAGCTTCAGAAAACGAATCTAATCCTTATATTGGTCAAGACGTATATTATTACGAATCAGACTGGTTTGAAAAACTACCTGACGCTGTTTATGATGGCTTAACTATTTACATAGAAGAATACGCTATGAGTGAAAGCGCACTTACATACGCTGTTGAAGAATTATATGAAGAGCTTTATGAAACAAAGCAAACAGAAATAATAAATGAATTAAAAGATAAAGGATATGAGCACTAGAAATTTAATAATGGTCGTAGACCGTAAACACAGTAGTAAATACCCTGAAGGTTTTGCTATACACCCTGACCTTGTGCGTGACAAAAGCTATGTAAACATGTACATGCACCATGATGGTTATCCTGAATGGCAAGGAGTACAAATTGCTAATTGGTTGTTAGCTAAGAATAATGGGTGCCAAGACGGTGCTAGATTAGCATCTAAATTAGTACATGATATGTATTATAGTAGTTGTTATCTATATAGTAACCCAGAAAATATAGATCACGAGTATAGATATGTAATATGGAGTGGTGATAAAGATAAAATACACGTAAGTTGTTGGAATATGTATAATAGTGAATGTGTATTTGTATTAAAACCTGAAAAAATTATATCTAAATATATGAAAGACATGAAGTACACTGATTTTGCTAACGGTCAAACTATGATTAGCCAATCAGATAAATTAGATGGTTTATACCATGCTAAGAAACTAGTATCTTTATTTACAAATTAAATACGAAACATATTAGATAATATATATGACCGATGATGAAAAAATACAATTAGCTGAGTTTATAGCTGATTTAGTTGTTAGTAGATTAAATAGTCAATTTGATTTTAAAGTTACCACACAAGAGGTTGACAATAGCGATAATATCCTTATTGATGACCTCTTAAGTGGTCAAACAACTTTAACTGATGATACTGAAGAAATACTTATAGCTGAGCTAGCTAGGCTTACTACTCTATTGTCTATATACGAAGACAAAGAGCAGTATGAAAAAGCTAAAATAATAAAAAATAAAATAAAATTTATAACCAACAAACTTAATAACCTATGATGAAACCTATGCTTGCACACAAGTTTGATGACAGTCGAGTTGACTGGTCACAACCCGTGTACATACAACCTAAGCTTGATGGCGTCCGCTGTCTATTTACTAAAGATGGTGCGTACTCTCGTACCGGTAAACAATTTAAAAACCTAGCTCATGTTGAGTTAGCACTTATACCGTTTTTCAGAACAAATCCATATATGATTCTTGACGGTGAACTATACAATCATGATCTTAAAAATGATTTTGAAAAAATTATATCATTAGTTCGTAAGCAAAAGCCTACTGCAGATGATAGACTAGAAGCTCAAGAACTAGTGCAGTTCCATGTATATGATTACTTTGATATTGGCATACCTGGCAGTGATGGCACTTATAATTCTTACAAAACCCGTATGCAAAACCTAGTGACATCAGACATATATGACAAACAAATTAAGTATGTACCTGCAAAACTAGTTGATAGCTATAATTATGCTAGAGATATACACACAGCTTTCTTAAATGAAGGTTACGAAGGCTCTATAATTAGGCTTGATGGTTTATACAAACACGGTAGATCTTACGATCTAATGAAATTCAAAGACTTCAGCGATACTGAAGCAACTATCATAGGTTATGAATTAGGTAAAGGTAAAAGGACAGGCACGCTTGGCAAGTTCATTATGCTAGATGACGAAGGTGTACAGTTCGGTTGTCCACCGGGCAAAGGCTACAGCTACAAGGATTTAGCAGAGATGCTTAACAACATCACTGACTACGTTGGCAAACGTGCAACCTTTACTTATTTTCAAAAAACCAATGCTGGTAGTTACAGACACCCGCTGTTTAAATGTATTAGAAATTATGAATAAATTAATATGGCAACTATACAACGACAACATGATAAGCTTAGAGGTAGCAAACCTCTTATTAGACAAACATTATAATAGATTACAACACAAAAGATATGAGTAGAAAAAAGCAATATGAACATCTTATAACTACCAATGTGTTTGGTATATGTGATAAGATAAAAAAGTTTGTTAAAAACAAACGCATGACAAAAGCTAATAATAATAAATAAGTAATACCCTAATGTCATACCGCAGAAAAATAGAGTGGTTAAACAACAAGCATATATATTATAGACAAAATCCTATAAATGATAAGCCTACGTTTAGTACAGACACGTATGATTACTACGAAAACGGTACACACGAGTATTATAGTTTATTTAATACGCAAAGCAAAATAACTACATATAAATCATTAAAGTGGCACATGCTAGTATTACACTATTTAAACCACGAACGTTTTGCTTTTGATAGTATTATAAATTTATATAAATTCATAGCTAATAAAGAAAATGGTTTTGTTACATTTTTTATTAAATCTATAGTATTAGATAACATGATACAAGATGTTATAAACCAAGGTGGTGATCCACCTAAAAACAGAGCTCGTAAAATTATATTTAAAGATTACAATGGTTTATCTTTTAATGAAAAGATGAGGGTTGTAGGTCAATTGTCAGGCAGACAAAAACTTGATAAAGAAACTATATATCAAACGATGCTCGATCTAAATGAGTTCAGCAAACCTATAACTAATGGTAGACTAGCTGGCTTATTAGGTTGTTCTATAAGAACTATACAGAGGCACATGTGTGCTGATTTAAAACGTGAAAAAGAAATACTAAATGAAGAAGTATAATATAGCTAATTATATTAGATATAAAGAAGATATAAAAGCTATGAAGCCTAAAGGTGAAGTATGGGATTACTTTGATAGAAAAGAAGTGATACATAAATATTTGCCTTTAGTAGAAAACATAGCACGTAAATTTCCAAGCAGCCAACAGGCTATCGGTGTTTTAACTATAATGGACTTAATACAAGAAGGAAGTTATGGTTTAGTTAGAGCAGTTGATAGACTTGATTGGTCAGTTCTTGAGAACACAGAAGATATTGAAAAGACATTAAAAAGTTTTTTCAGTAAAAGAATAAAAGGAGCAATACGAAGAAGAATAGATATGTATCGAGGTAATATGAGAATACCCGAGCATAAACTAAATGAAATACGTAGCAACAATAGCAAAGACAGATTAATGGTTGAAATGTTTTTTAACTCTATATTTTTAAGTATAGATGATAACAACCCAAATACAAACGAGCCATTTGCTGAGTCAGTCGAAGATCCGACTATAGACTATAATTTAGATATACTTAATGTTTATTTATTAGGTTTAATGCAAAAGTATTTAAACGAAAAGCAATATGATGTTTTAAGATATAGCTACGGTATTAACTGTGATAAACTACCAGCTAAACAAATAGCTAGTAAAATAGGATTATCAGGAACTAGTGCTTATGTAAGAGTTTCTGAGTTGAAAAAGGAAGCAGTGCAAAAACTTATTGATAATGTAGATCACTCGCAAGTGGTTGATTACCTGTAAGTTATATATGTAAATTTAATAAATAATATGTAATTATAATACTATGACCATATACCAAAAATTATCACAAATTCAAACAGAGTTTAAATCGAAGAAGAGTAGATTTAACTCATTCGGTAAATATTACTTCCGTTCAGCCGAAGACATTCTCGAAGCAACAAAACCCTTTCTTAATAAGTTAGGAGTTACAGTTACAATAAGTGAAGAACTAGTTGTTGATGGGCCTATGCCTATTATTAAATCAACAGCTACTATCACTGACGGTGACAATGCTATACACGCTACATCTATTGTTGGTGTTGATGTAAACCAGAAAGGTATGCAAGCGCCTCAGCAGTTTGGTAGTGCTTCGAGTTACGCGAAGAAATATGCATTAGGAAATTTATTCCTAATCGATGATACTCAAGACAGTGATGCAACTAATAACCACGGTAAAGATAAACTTACTGATATAACTAAAGCTAAAAGCTATATTAAATCAGGTGGTAAAATAGATGCTATTAAAAAGAAGTATCAACTAACGCCTGATCAAGAGAGGGCACTTAAAACACTTTAATGAAAAAAGAAGATGTAATTGAAAAGTTACGAGATGATGAGCATTACTATGGTCCTTTCGGTAAGAAATACCTTAGTAATTCTGACATCAGTACTTTACTTACAAATCCTTTAGCTTTAGGAAAGCCTAGCGAGCCTAGGCCTGCTTTTCTAGTTGGCGGATACTTTCATACCGCTATACTTGAACCAGATAAACTCAAGAAGTACCGAGTTATACAGTCGTCAACTAGAAATACTAAGGCATACAAAGAGATGTCTGGTGGTGAACTATGTTTGCTACAACATGAAGTAGATACTATAGAAAATTTATCTGATATAATGCTTGATAATAAAGTATGTAAAGGATTAATTAGAGATAGCAATACAGAATATGAAGTACCAGCCATTACAGAGCTTGAAGGTGAGATGTGGAAAGGTAAGGCAGATATTGTCAACCATAATGAAAAGCTAGTTATTGATTTGAAGACTACAGCCGATATATCAAGGTTTAAGTGGTCTGCATCTAAATATAACTACGATAGTCAAGCTTATATTTATAGCAAATTATTTGGTTATGAAATGATTTTTATTGTAATAGATAAAAACACTCAACAACTAGGTATATTTGATTGCTCACCTGAATTTTATGCAAAGGGTCAAGATAAAGTTCAAAGAGCAGTAGAAGCATACAAGTTATTCTACAAACAAAAAAACTTTGATCCTAAACAATATTTTATTAATAAAACATTATAATAATGGCAAGAACTAGAAAAAATCAATTAAAAGTATGTAACGTAACAGGTTTAGAAACTTCAATAGATAACTTCTATAAAAATCAAACCCATGTTAAAGCTGTAGATAATCTAAGAAGAACTACAGGCGCTACAAAAGAGCAATTACAAAAAATGTTTTTCCAATTAAACAATTACTAATATGGCAGGAATTATTAAAACAAGTATAAACCTTAATATGATACCTAAAGATAAGATTATCGTGGGTAAAAAAGGTAAGTACTTACCGATAGCAATAACTGTTAACGATGAAGTCGATCAGTTCGGCAATCATGGTCCAGTTGTTGTTGATCAAACTAAAGAAGAAAGAGAGGCTAAAGTTGCTAAAGTATACTTAGGTAATTCTAAAGTAGTATGGAGCAACGGTACTTTTCCAGAACCAGTTAAGTTAGATCAACCAGCGGCAGCAGCACCGCAACCACAAGCTGCACCACAGGTAGAAGACGATTTACCATTTTAAATTAAATTAAATGCAAGTAGAAAACACGGAGATTAATGGATTTTTGATTGATCAGTTCAATCAATACAACCTAGAAGTGGGTAAGAAGCAAGGTATATGCCCGTTATGCTCACACGATAGGAAACCCAAAAATCAGAAAGCTAAATGCTGTTCTTATGATTGGGAACGTGGTCTCGGTACTTGCCACAATTGTAACACTACTTTTCAACTACACACTTATCAACGTAAAGGTGCTAGTAATAAAGAATATGTTAGGCCAGTAGATAATACTGATTATAACATACCTAGAACCAAAGTGGCTGAATGGTTTAAAAGTAGAGGTATATCTACTAGAACTCTTATCGACTTACAAGTCGGTGAGGGTTCTGAGTATATGCCGCAAACAGGTAAGCAAGAGAACACAATACAATTTACTTATCACGTAGGTGATCAACTTATTAATGTTAAATATCGTGATGGTAGAAAAAACTTTAAATTATATAAAGGAGCTGAAAAAGTATTTTATAATATAAATAGTATTGTTGGATATGACGATTGTATTATAACTGAAGGTGAAATGGATGTGTTAGCATTACATGAAGCCGGTATTAAAAATGCAATATCAGTACCTAATGGCGCTACAATTAGCCATAATAACTTAGATTATTTAGATAATTGTATAGATTATTTTGAAGATAAAACAAAAATTATATTAGCGTTAGACACAGATGAGCCTGGTTTAGCATTAAGACGTGAACTTGTTCGTAGGCTTGGTGCTGAAGTATGTTATCTTGTAGATTTTGAAGAGTGTAAAGATGCTAATGAATACCTAATTAAATATGGTAAAGAAAAACTGCAAAGCTGTATTAAAAAGGCTAGACAATATCCGCTTGAAAACGTCACGACATTTAAGGATATTGAAAGTGACGTTACGGATTTTGTCACGAACGGATTCAAATCTGGATACCAAGTGGGGTTACCTAATTTTGACAATATTTTCAGTACTTACACTGGTCAGTTTATTACGGTTACTGGTATTCCTAGCTCAGGTAAGTCCGATTTTGTAGATCAAATGACTGTAGGTTATAACAAAAACTACGGTTGGAAAACTGCATACGCATCACCTGAAAATGCACCAAACTATTTACATGCTCATAAGCTTATGCGTAAAGTATGGGGCGATATGCCAAGACGTGAAGATATAGGTTCAGATAAATGGAAAGAAGTTGCTAATCATGTTAATGATAATTTCTTTTTTATTGATATGGAAAAATATACTCTTGAGTCTGTGCTACGTAAAGGCGCTGAGCTTGTTAAACGTAGAGGTATTAAATGCTTAGTCATTGATCCTTTTAATAAAGTCAGAGATAAAAACGCTTCATCATTAGATGTTAACATGTATACGATGGAGTATTTAACTAAAATAGAAACGTTTGCTAAAAAATATGATGTGCTAGTATTTATTGTAGCGCATCCAACTAAAATGTATAAAAACTCAGAAGGTAAAATTGAAGAGCCTACAATGTATAACATTAAAGGTGGTGGTGAATGGTATGATGCTAGTTACCATGGGTTATTAGTACATAGAGATTATGAACTTAAAAATACTAAAGTTAAAGTATTAAAAGTTAAGTTTCAAAACCTCGGTGAAAACGGAGCTGAAGCTTTCTTTACATGGGAACCAAGATCTGGTTGCTTTGTACCTGATGTAGCTCAGCTAGCAGATGAAGAACCAATGCCTTGGGAATAAATGCCTAGAAAAAACAAAGATCCAATGGGTCAATACTCAGCAACAACTGAAGAATTAAAAGCTTACCGTTGGTGTATTAACAACGGTATTTTTATTTCTCCTTCTGCTACAGGCGAAGGTACTTGGTATATAGAAATTAAATTAAATAACAATATTCATAAATCACCTACTCCATTTGGTAAAACTGTAGTATGGATTAAATTATATGAATATTACAAATATTATTACAATAAATATGCGCAGAAAATTTAAAAATGCAGAAGAGGCTTATAGTTATTTCTTAAATGAAATAAGACTAAACGGTGTCGAGTTCGGTGACACTAAAGCTTTATTTAACGTAGGTTTTACGTTAGAACAACCCGAACAAAACTATATTGTAAATGAAGAGCGTGACTGGAAATTAAGCTATGCAATGGCAGAGTGGGACTGGTATTTATCTGGTGATCCTAATATTAAAAAGCTAGGAAAAATATATGGTAAAGTACCGCAAATATGGGAACGCATGGCTGATAGTAAAGGTAACGTTAATAGTAATTACGGTTGGCAATGGCAACGTGAAGATCAACTTGATTATGTTATTGCTAAGTTAAAAAACTGCAAAGATACTAGACACGCGGCTATAAGTATTTATGACTGTAAAGAACATAAATATTATGCTAAAGATACACCTTGTACATACGCGGTACAGTTCACAATACTAAATAATAAGCTAAATATGGCTGTTTTAATGCGTTCTAATGATCTCTGGTATGGTTTCTGCAATGATCAATACCAATTTAGCATGCTACAAATTATGGTTGCAGACAGATTAAATATTGAAGTTGGTGAATATTACCATTACGCACACAACTTACACTTATACAATAACAAATTATAATGACATATTTTATTTATCATATTCCGGGTAAAAAAATCGGTGTTACAAGTGATCTTAATAGCAGAGTTACGATAACACAGGGTTATAACCCAGACGAGTATGAAGTTCTTGATCAGTCCGATGATATAAATTATATATCAGAGAAAGAGATAGAACTTCAAAAGTCTTATGGCTATAAAGTAGACAGAAAATTATATAAAAATTTATTTAAAAAAATGAAGATAAACGTAACAGAACAAACTACTACGTTTCCATATCCAGTTAAAAAACTAAAAGGTAATCTAATGGAAAATATAGGTATGAAGTGGAAGACAGATCACGGAGAATTTATATTAAACCTTGATTCAGTTAGATGGATAGAAAGAAACGTTAAAACATCTATGTATAATGATAATAGATGTTATATATATAATAAAGCTTTTGCTAATTGGTTTAATAATCCAGCACTAGACGAGTTGTATGAAATAACAAGGAAAAATCTTGTAGAAGATTTTAATTTTAACTTAATAAGAGACTGGGCTCAACAAAGAGGATTATACGATAAAGGTAACACGCATACTCAATATGTTAAGTTACAAGAAGAAGCTGGTGAGTTAGCTAAAGCATTATTAAAAGATGATCAAGATGAAGTTGTTGATGCTATAGGTGATATGGTTGTCGTATTAACTAACTTGGCTCATTTAAGAGGTGTTAACATAGAAACGTGTATAGCATCTGCATATGATGTAATTAGTAAGAGAACAGGAAAAATGATTAACGGAACATTTGTAAAAGATGAATAATTACGTAGTAAAGACTAAAGATAAAATCGTAGAACAAGTTATCGAAAAGATAGATCAACGTAGTCTGATTGGTCAAAAAAAATACGGTGCTATGATGATGGAAGAGGTTGAAGGTAAAGACAAAGATCTTAATGACTTTTTAACCGATGTACAAGAAGAAATAATGGATGCGTTATTATACATACAAGCAGCAAGACATTGCTTACGTGATGAAGTTGAAGAGTGTATGATAAACAGAATGAATGTAATAGGCCAAAACGGCAATGACGGTTTACATTATGAAGAAGAAGAATTATAAAAGAAAAAAACGTGGACCTGTACAAGCAAAGAAAGTAACGTATGACGGTATTAACTTTGCTTCAGGTCTTGAACGTTATATGTATATGGCTTTGAAAAAAGCAAAAGTTAAAGCTAAATACGAAGGTAATACATATGAAATAGTACCTGGTTTTAATTTTACAAACTCTTGTGTAGCAAGAACAGCTAATGGTAAAGGCGAATATAAAGAAAGAGGTAATAAAAAAATATTACCTATAAAATATACACCTGACTTCATTGGTAAAAACTTTATAATTGAATGTAAAGGTAGAGCTAATGAATCGTTTCCAATACGCTGGAAGTTATTTAAAAAATACTTAATAGATAATAAAATTAAAACAACGTTATACAAACCACAAAATCAAAAACAATGCGACGAAACAGTAAAGTTAATCCTAAGCTTGCCAAAATAGTAGCTAGGAAAAAATATGCTGAAAGACAAATTGACAAATGGGTTAAGTGGTCTTGGCAACAAAGAGGAAGAGTAAAATATAAAGAACTGGTCAAATATCAAGATCAGTATAATATAAAAGTTTATGGATAAAGAAAAATGGAACTGGTCTTTATCAATAGGTTTTTATCCAGGTATATTATTTGGTATAAGAGCTTACGAAGAAAAAGACCGATTAACTTACGTGTTATATCTACCATTAGTAGATGTAGCATTTGAAATGCCTTATTAATATGAGTTTATTTAAAGAAAGAATACCATACAAACCGTTTGAATACCCTATATATTACACAGAGGGTTGGTTAAAACAAGCACAGGCTTTTTGGTTACATACTGAAATACCTATGTCAGGCGATGTTAAAGACTGGAACGAAAAACTAACATTATCTGAGAAAAATTTAGTAGGTAATATACTATTAGGTTTTGCTCAAACAGAATGTGCTGTGTCAGATTATTGGACACAGAAAGTAGTTGGTTGGTTTCCAAAGCATGAGATACAGCAAATGGCTATGATGTTTGGTTCGCAAGAAACAATACACGCTGTAGCTTATAGTTATTTAAATGAAACATTAGGTTTAGAAGACTTTGAGGCTTTTTTACACGAACCAGCAACAGCAGATCGATTTGATAACTTAGTTAGTTATGAAGGTAATGATCCTGTAGGTATAGGTCGTAGTTTAGCTATTTTTAGTGCTTTTGCAGAAGGTGTTAGTTTATACAGCGCTTTTGCAGTACTATATAGCTTTCAATTACGTAATATGTTAAAAGGTGTTGGTCAACAAATGAAGTGGTCTGTAAGAGATGAATCATTACATAGCCGTATGGGTTGTCAATTATATAGACACATGTGTGAAGAAGTACCCACGTTAAAAGAAGACTGTAAAGAAGATATATATACAGCCGCTAAAATTATGGTTGAGCTAGAAGAAAAATATATCGACAAGATGTTTG